ATGAAAAAAGTAGCACTGGTGACCGGCGCAGGGCAGGGGATTGGTAAAGCCATCGCCCTCCGACTGGTCAAAGACGGTTTTGCGGTCGCGATTGCCGATTACAACGCCGAAACGGCCAATGCCGTGGCGCAGGAAATCAACGAGCAGGGCGGCAGCGCCGTGGCGGTGACCGTGGATGTCTCGAAACGCGACCAGGTGTTTGCCGCAGTAGAGCAGACCCGTAAAGCGCTTGGCGGCTTTGACGTTATCGTCAACAACGCCGGTATCGCGCCGTCAACGCCGATTGAGACCATCACCGAAGAGGTGATCGACAGGGTCTACAATATCAACGTCAAAGGCGTTATCTGGGGCATGCAGGCGGCGATTGAAGCGTTCAAAGCCGAAGGCCACGGCGGGAAAATCATCAACGCCTGTTCGCAGGCGGGCCACGTCGGCAACCCGGAGCTCGCGGTCTACAGCTCCAGTAAATTCGCGGTGCGCGGCCTGACCCAGACCGCCGCGCGCGATTTAGCGCCGCTCGGCATCACCGTCAACGGCTTCTGCCCGGGCATTGTGAAAACGCCGATGTGGGCGGAAATCGACCGTCAGATCTCCGAAGCCGCTGGCAAACCGCTCGGCTACGGCACCGAAGAGTTCGCCAAACGCATCACGCTTGGCCGCCTCTCCGAGCCGGAAGATGTCGCCGCCTGCGTTTCGTTCCTGGCAGGCCCGGATTCCGACTACATGACCGGTCAGTCCTTGCTGATCGATGGCGGTATGGTATTCAGTTAATTCTTATCATCTATCTTTTCGGACATGCCGAAAACCCACCGTTATCGCGGTGGGTTTTTTTATGGCGAGGTAAAGCGGGTTTATTAGGGGGGTTATGGTGTTATCGTGGCGATATTCCCCGTAAACGAGAACGCACTATTGAAGTAAGATTTTCGACGCCATAAATTCACCACAGTAAAGATTTCCGAACAATAAAAAGCCCCTTTCGGGGCTTTTAAATAAAGACGCGTAGCGTTTATACCGGGCGCTCAATAATACCGATTTGCCCGCAGCAAATGACAGTATTTAGTCTTTGCTCTGCAACAGGAAGCGATAAATCAGGCCGCCCACTACGCCGCCCACAATCGGTACGAGCCAGAAAACCCACAGTTGCTGTAAAGCCCAGCCGCCCTGGAAAATAGCGACAGCGGTGCTTCGCGCTGGGTTCACCGACGTGTTGGTAACGGGAATGCTGATGAGATGAATCAGCGTCAGGGCGAGACCAATCGCCAGCGGCGCAAATTTCGCCGGCGCGTTTTTATCCGTGACGCCATGGATAATCAGCAGGAAAAACGCCGTCAGCACCAGCTCAGTCAGGATGGCAGCCGAAAGGCTATAGCCATCCGGCGAGTGTTCGCCATAGCCGTTGGCGGCAAAGCCGCTCGCGACGGCGTCAAAGCCCGGTTTACCGCTGGCAATCGCATACAGCACGCCCGCCGCGGCAATACCGCCAATGACCTGGGAAATGATATAGGGAATGACATCCTGAAAGGTAATACGTCCACCCGCCCATAAACCCAGCGTGACGGCCGGGTTAAAATGACCGCCGGAAATATGCCCTACGGCATACGCCATGGTCAGGACGGTCAGACCAAACGCCAGCGCAATCCCCGTAAAACCAATGCCCAGCTCAGGATACGCGGCGGCAAGCACCGCGCTCCCGCAGCCACCAAACACCAGCCAGAATGTGCCGAAAAATTCAGCCGCACTTTTTCTCAACATATTATTTGTCCTTATTTACACTATGACCGCTACGTATTTATTTAGCGGCGGAATATCATAGCGTTTAAAATAAATAACGGAACCAGGCGCTATTCTTAATCAGGAAGGAAATGTTGCGAGTTGTGCAAAAATGATGATTATTTGTGAATGTAATAGATTTAAATGAATATGGCGTCAGGGATTTGTTGGCTTTTGTTTAATACAGAAGAGTGTGTGGAAATGTGCGCAGCATGTCGTCTCCAGACGTTTGATTAATTTGGTTTATATTCAGTACGCCTGAATATCTCCCTTTGGAAGAGATAAATATCATTAAATCTCTCTTAGAGTGATCACCAGTGCCTGGATTTACTTTCCAGTCGGGAGCGTTGTTAAGCTAACAGGTCTCTAGTTTGAAATGCCTTGCGTGCCCAAAATTCATTTTCTGTATAAATTTCGGGAGGCTGCTAATTCGATTTTTAGGCAAAAGCGCCAGAGCGTTATTGTTGATTCACATAATGGACGTGGAACTTAATAAGTTTTTACCCAACATTTACCCAGAAAAAATAAAAGCTTTAATGCATCAAGGCGGTCAAGCATGAACGCAAGAGTGGTGAAAAGAGTGGTGAAATCACTGTTTTTATAAAATTTACGAACGGTTTCAAAGGTGAGTGAACAGCAAAATGGCGTCCCCTGCAGACATCATGCTAAATGCATAAGTGCAGGGGATTATTGAGAAATTTATCGAGTGAATAGAATTGTGCCCGCAGTTATGCCCGCAAAGCATGTTCAGGATGCTTTTTGGAGGTCGGGTAGGTAACTGCGTTTCCATGCGAGATAGTCGCCATACAACCATCGTGATGTGCGACCGAGTTTGATCGGCTTGGGGAGTTTGCCGGCGTTTATTTGAGAGTAGAAATATTTTGCTGAGTAGCCAGCGTCCTCCATCATGAACTTCATGTCAATGAACGAGTCGTCGCGTAGTTCTCTCATATCATTATCTCCAGGCGTAAAAAAGCCGCCATCAGGCGGCATTAAACTCAAATAAAAAACCGGCCTGAGCCGGTTCTTTTGCCTTTCTATCTATCCAATCCCGTACGGATGGTGGATGGACATTTTCTATGGCTGCGCGTAGCACAGCTGTGCGAGCTAATTTGTCGGTTATATCGGGAAACCTCTTCTCGGTTTTTGGTACGTTAACGGCTACATTGGTTGAGTCAGCACTTGCAAACGGATACATCCCAAGCACTCTGACATCAAGCATCCTCAATCCGTGAAGCTTAACTTCAGAATTTCTATTGATGTAGAGCTCAGTGAATACCTCATCCATCCTCTGTTCCCACCATTTAGATCTTATGTGTCTGTGCGGCCCGCAACATCCTATTGCTACCCACTCATAACTCTCAGAAAGCCTTACCAGTCTGCTAATTGATTCATCGGAGTGCCAAACCGGAACAGCCTTTGAAGCCAGCCAGTGAGGAACCAGGTCCAACTGCTCATCGTTTTCTTCCTCAGAACCTTCAATAACGTCTGGTATAAGAAACCAATCAATGCGGCTGAACCATTTCCCAACGAAGTCATAAAACTTTTCGCTTCTTTTTCCCCAGTCCACAGTTACCATTTTTTTCTTTGCTTTATCCCAAGCTGAATATGCACCGTTATCCAGCCGTATATCGCATGGGATCATTGCAACTTTCTTCATCTGCTCAGGCCTTGCAAAGGAAATAAATGCTCCACCATCACGGTACAGAGCCTTTATGAGCATATCTGTCGGCGCATCCTTATCGCCCCAAATAGGACCTCCGTGAAAGTGGGCTGTCATTATCTTTTCCTTAAAATTAATGACCAGACAAAGCCGCCACCAACCTTGGCGATGAGCTGGCTGGCAATGATTCCTGGCATGAGCGATCCGAAGGCAATTAGCGGAAATGAAAAGGAATCAATGATAGATGCTGCGATGTTTGAGGCATTGGCCTTAGATGCCCACGGCTTGCGCATCAATAACTGGTATACGATGCCATCACCTAATGATGCGAGAACGAAAGAGGCCGAAGAAGCGATTGCGATCATCCCGCCTGCTGGATTGATGATGTAACTGATAACACCAGACAGTACAGCCAGGGCTGCAACCTTCATAAACCCTATGCGCTCATGAAGAACGTCACGAATTACAAAATCCAGGCCTATTAATGCGAATGAGTTTATGACTGAAAACCATGGTCCAAAAACATATACCAGATAGTTAGCCACGCAGATCGCTATAACGTAAATTGCAGCATGCACATCAACCTCCAACAAAAAAACCCGCACTCGGCGGGTCATGGTGTTAACTCAAACTCATCGTCCCACGGCGGGAATGTCTGTATCCTTCCATGCGACATGATGTACTCAGTGGCGGTCGACATCGAACATGGCTTCTCGAACTCCAGCATAAACACATCATCGTACGCTTTCCCTAGCCACCACCCGCCGCCGTATTCCCTGGCACGCTGAATGAGCACCCACCTACCGGGCGTAATGTGGTGATGTATCTCGCCGCGATAGATGATTAAGTAGTCCGAGTCTTTGCTCATGACGCACCTCAAAATAACTGTATTTATATACAGTAAATTGAGGTTGGCGGGCTGTCAATTCTTGCCCGGCGCTTCGAGCATGGCGGCGCGGCGGCACACATCCCACACACTTTGAGCATCATCATCGCTAAAAAGAATGCCGATCTCTTCCGCGATCAATTCCCGTAGATTTGATGGCATCCTGCATGGAACATCATATGGGCTGTTTTCATCAAATGGCACATCAGGCACAGATACCGCCGTTGGCTGCTGGGATATCGCGGTATAACAGTCCTCGCACAGGCCATCAACCGAATACCCGAAGATCTGCTTATTGCAGTTTCTGTCTTTGCAGCGACGTCGTTCGTGCTTCTGAAGAGCGTTATCCAGTGCGAGGAAATCAATGCTCGGATGCGCCATGCGAGCATCTATCGCTGCATCAAACTCATTCATGTCGAGTTCAATCAGGTCATCCCAAGTTGCCAGTCCTGGCTCACCGTCATCGCCGAAGGCGTCTTTGTCGCGCAGGAAGCGGTAGCGCTGAGCATCCCGCTCAACATCTGCTGAGATCGGTTCTGACTGGGCGTGTGTATAAAGCGGAAATGAGTCATCGGCATTTTTACTGCACTGACTTATAAGGGTTTCAGCATCAGGATCATATCTACGGAAGTAGCCCACAGGCTCCGACCGCTCCCGCTCTTTGCGCAGCGCCAGCACAGACAACACTCGATCTGTTAACAGGCGCTGCGCTTCACCGCTCTGAATATTAGGCTCACCCGGCCCGCCGAAACCTGCGAAAAAATCGGCGATCTCGCTGGCGATTACTTTGCTTATTTCGCTCACGCTTCACCCCCTGTCTCAAGATTGATGCCCGCGGCGCGAGCCTCGTCCCAGGCTTTCATGTATTCCTGAATTTCTTCCCACGGCTCGCCAGCAGCAGCCAGGCCATCGATAACGCGTTGGCGCTCGTTATGTCGCTCACGAGCCTCCAGCTCAGCGATGCGCTTATGCGCGGCTTCCAGCGCATCTTTCAGCGCTTCATAATCGCTGTAAAAAACAAATTCCCCTTCCGGGTCGTTGTAGGAAATATCCTGACGTCCATAGCCGTCTACAGAATGTCGCGGCGCCGCTTTCAGTTTTGCTGTGTCGATGGTCATGCGGCACCGCCTTGACGCAGAAGGTCAGAAAACTTGAGCGCCTCTCTAGAGCAATAACTTGACGCAGCATCATTCTTGCTCGGATTGCCGATATACGAACGCTGCTGCTTAGAGAACATCTCCACCCCCTGAGCCCGCACTTCGCGCAGGAATGCGTCGGTGGCGGGGGTTTCTTTGAGCACATAACAAACATCATCTGTGCTGCACGGATCGTCTTTCCCGCACACCTTGCAAAAGTGAACTGATTCGCTGTGCGTTTGAATTGCAGACTTCAGCAACGCATTCTCTGTCGCCAGCGCGTCGCACTGCTTCGTCTTTTCGCGCAGCGCCGCGGTGGTAACATCCAGTTGCGTCGCCATCTTGCTCAGCAGCGGCGCGATATCCATCAGCGGTGTATCGCTGTCGAGGCACTTCGCCAGCTCGTGACCAGCTGCGATTAATTCGTCGTTGTTCATTTCTTCGCTCCAAACCAGCGATTCAGATAGCGGTTGTTATTCACAGAGCCGAAGCTGTTGCGCGCCATTAACTCTTCGCGGCTCGGCATCGGCTGAGATTTGACGCGAGCCTGTAGCTCGCTTGGTGTGATAAGCGGGTCATGTGTAATCATGGGGTTTCCTCGCGCCGTCCGTGGCGCACGATTAAACGCGACGCAGGCTGATGTGCTCGCGCTTTGCCATCTGGCGGATAGATTCGTATGAGCGGTTTAACTGGCGGGCGATGACTTTAGGATGGACGGTGCCGGCCAGTGATTTAATGAGGTTTAACTCTTTGGTAGTCCAGTTGCGGCCAAGCGTCTGCTGATTGCCACGGCGTTTTTTGAATGGTTCTGCTGGCATTTCACCTCCATTGTTCGCCGAAGGTGAAGCCAATTTCTGCCAGCGCCATATCCATCTTTTCAATGAACTCTGGCACCGCTTCCGTGAAGTCTTCCATGTACTTTTCATCACGCTCGACAACGACATGATGAAGTCCTTCGCGCTTCATGCGCGGGTCATAATTCGAAAAGTACCAGGCGTCCTTGCCGGTTACCCACATACTGAACTGCACCTGAGCCATGTAGGCCGACTTAATGGCTTCAAATCCGCCGAGGCGGAATTTCATGAAGTCGCGAGAAGTGAAAGGGCACTTAAGCTCAAGCCCCCGGCCATCACTGCAAAGCCCGTCCGGTGAGCATGCAGTGCGCATGGTTTCGTCCTTGTAGATAATCGGCGACTCGGTTACCTGAACGCCGACAGTGAATTCAAACAGGGCTCTTGCGTCATCCTCGTATTGCTTACCCCATGCCAGAGCCTTGGCGTTTACCTCCGGAGCCACTCCGGTACACACTTCAGCGAGAAGGGTGTGGAAGTAAGACATTTTCATGTCCGGCCATTTTTTACCTGAGCGTGGCTTTGATATGACGTTATGAACATCTGATGCGGTGATAACTCCGAGGCGCAGCCTCTGCCACGCCTCATCTCCTTGTTCAACCGTGAGCACATCTATCCCTGTGCGCTCAAGGATGAGCTCTGGAGTCATGCTGCTGCCTTTTGCCTGAGGAATCCGAGCGCCTTAACGGCTTCGATTTGGGTAAGTTCAGAGGAATCGCGAATTTCGCGGCGGAATATTTTCGAACAAAGAGGCAGCAGGTCTTCATCCCACGTTTTATTCATGGCGATGAGTACATCGTTAATTTCTTTGATGGTGGCAATATCTGCCGGGGTGATATCGCGCTCAGGCTGCCGTTCAGCGGCGAAGTTAATGCCTTCTTCCCCCTCGGTGTTAACATAGTCAATTGCCGCATCAAGTCTCCCACGCCGCGGCCAGTATTTGGCGGCTTGCTTCACGACCGTCTTGAGCATCATCTGCTCCTCATCGGTTACCCATGGGCAAGCAGTTCCTTTGCTTTTATAGGCTTTCCATGCCTCCGAACGGTCACGTATTGAATAAATGTCTTCAATACGCATGGTGTGCGTCAGGTAGTCGCCATCGTCCGTTTTCACGACGACATAAGCCCCGACAACCTCTCCGCGTTGTTCCTTGGTGTCAAACTCGCTGTAGATGTGAACCGGCGGCTTATCCAGCCCCTCCCGGCGGAATTGGTCATTTTTACGGACGATTGCTGACTGGCACCACTTAATTGCCCCTGACTGCTGGGCAATATGCATTAGCCCCATGTAGCTTATGTCGAGACAAATGGCTCCTTTCCTTGGAACCGGATAAGCCAGTTTCTGCGCCGGGTTCAGCGTGATTCCAATCGCCGCAACATTCATTATCGCGCTGCGGGTACTGGTCGGGTTATTCATTGCAGTCTTTGCGAGATAGTCGTTATTGGCGAATATCTGCATAGCGAACTCTAACTCACGCTTAAAGTTTATTGATGGCTCAACACATACCTGTTCGAACTCAATCTTCAGTGGATTGATAAGCTCGTATACCTGATTAACAACCGGGCTTGCCATTACGCTGCCTCCCTGTGTGAATGTCGCTGCTTAAAAATGCCGATCGCGTACTCGGCGGTAACGCGCTCGGTCAGCGCATCAATCCACCAACCCTCAGAGGCGTCCTGAAAAGCGATGCTGTGGCCTTCGAGGTAGTTGATGGCGTCAGCGGTATGCTCATCTGCATCCATCGCCGCCAGAGCCGAAATAAACGGGTTGGCTTTCTTCGACAGACGCTCAACCTCATCGCTGATGCGCTCGTTATCCGCTGCGTCCAGCGCCGCGATAATCTGCTCAATTTCTTTGACGTCGTTCAGGGTCAGTCTCATTGCGGCCTCCGGTACCATGGCATGCTCACTGCCTGCTTCATCTGCTTATTGGCCTGTAGCCACATCCCGGCGTCACCGAGGAAGCGCGCGATAACTGCTTTGCTCTGCGCTGCCCGCAAAGCGTTGTGATTTACATGTGGCATAACGCCTCCAGTTGTTTGCGAGCCGCGCGGATAAGGCGGCGAAAGCGTTTGGATAATTCGGATTCGGTCGGGTAATAGGCGGACATGATGCCGCCACCCGATAGCGATAATTGCATCATGGTGGGATTCCTTACGGTTAAGTGGGCATAGCGAAAAGGCCGCGCTAATAAGCAGCCTTGTTGATATGCGGGCGAAAAAAAGCCCTCCGGAGAGGGCGAACAGACAACAAGGGTTATTTCTCCATTTAACCAGAACAGGTCTTCTCTCCTGTCTTGGTTATGATGCGGATTGCATCAGATAACCGACTCCATGAATCGGCTATCGGCTGCTATTCAGCGGGCGGTGATGGCAATTCCATCCAGTGAGTAAAGTGCTGAGCTGGCCGTAATTCAGCTTCAGCATTTGCTGAGAACCACATCATTTGCTCTGATGTATGGTCAAACTCAATAAAATGAGTCTCAACCCAAACTGTGTCATCAGTGGCGACAATTACGTATTCACCATCAGGCGGCATCCGCTCGCTACATTTAATCCACTCCATTCACTCCTCCTCGCCGATGGCTTTAGCTTGCGAGCATTCATCATCAATGTCGTAAATGTCGTGATAGCATTCGTGGCACAGCTCTTCATTACCATCGCCACTGTAAACGGCAACCGCAGCAATCCCTTTGCCGCATACGTCGCATTCGACTTCATCATCCATATTTCACCTCAGATAAGTGGCTTGCTGCCTGGCAAGTGCGTTTTTAAGCCTTTTCCCATCTCGCATGGCTGTAATCTTCGTCACGGATAGTTCCTAAGAAAAAAACGCGCTGCGTGTATTCGTGCTCATCGTCCTGAAGCAATTCCCTGGGAAAAAATGACTGAAGCAATTCATTAGCCGCATCACGCAAATTCTCCTGTCCGTCGCAGAACTTGTAGCCAATGAAGTTATCTCCAACCAGCTTCATTCCAAGAGCCTTAGCCCCCTCACAAACAACCCTCATTTGTTCAATGCTCATATCTCACCTCTGTGGCTTGCTGCCAAAAAGAAAGGCCGACTATGCGGCCTTATTCATCGTAACTAAGCCCTTTGCTTTCATATTCGTCGCCATAATCAGCGAGCTTCTCTTCAATCAATTTCCTTAACGCAGCCTTACCGTGACGCATAACACCGAAGTGAATGACGTTTCTGATTAATGCATCAGCATTGTTTTCACCAGCAAGATTTTCCTTAGGAATGTTAATCGTTGAACTTCCAACAATAGTGTCAATCTTTAACGTGCACTTACCTGATAACTGGACTTGCTTAGCCATATCTCACCTCAAATTAATGGAATCGATTTGCCGCGCATTTTCTGGTGCGCGTTAATCAAGTGGGTAGGGTGGTTAACCGGCTTGCGGTTTGCCGGGTTACGCTTGCGTTCGGTTACTTCCGGCTTCTTGTCGCGGAGAGCTACGAGCGAAGTGGCTCGGTCTGCTCTGACGCAACCAGAGAGCTTCTGTTCGATTCGGCGAGCAAGAGAAGCGTCTTGCTGTGCTTGTTCACGTTGAGCCTGCCTGCGAGCTCTGCGGCGGTTTCTGGCGTTATCGTCAGCCAGGATAGTGATGACTACTGTCATGTTGACCTCCGATGGTTAGCTTTGGTGGTGAGTTGCCGGCATTACGACTGCCACAACGTGAGAGTATCCGGCCGCCTTCGCGTCATCCTAAAACTCACCCCAAAGCCAACTTCTCTTTGGGCCCCGCATTTCGGCGGGACAATCCGTATTTTTAAAGAGCCAGCCACTCAGTTCCTTGTGGCGTCTCAGCGTCCTGCTGATGGCATAACAATACAAAACGTACTGAACATCGTCAATACAAAATGTACTTAAAGAGGGCGTAAAAATACGAAGTGTATGTTTTCTAATGGAAAATAGTTTTTGCGGGTATTAAAAAACCCGCCGTAGCGGGTTGGGGAATTTTAGAGGCCTTGCCATTTGGCTTCGATAACGACGCCAATTATTCGGCAGTTACCGTCGATGGGGATCATGTGATAGCTGGGGTTAAGTGGTTTCAGGTACTTTTGTCCGGCGTCGACGATGTATTTCTTAAATGTCGCCTCGTTCTCAGAGTCCAGCTTCGCTACCACCAGGCGACCGCTCGTTGCTTCAATCGCCGGGTCTACTAAGATTTGCATGCCTTCTGGAATACTGAGACCGGACGGCGCTGTCATTGAGTCGCCTCTTACCGTCAACCAGAACGATCGCTCGCTGGCATGAGATGTCGTTTCCGGCCATACCTCTACCTCCTGAAGCTGATATGGCTCCACAGCCTCGCACCAATTTCCTGCGCTCACCCAACTAATCAGAGGGAATCTCCTTACTTCCGTATGAGGGCGTGGATTGGAAACGTTGGCCAGATCGTCACTCGGGTAGTCAACCATACCATCAGAGCTCAGAACCAGCTCCTTTAGTCCCAGCTGCTTCATGATTGCCGCTATATCTTCAATGCTTGGCTCGCGGCGGCCATTCAGCCAATGACCTATCGCACCCTGAGTTTTACCCAGAGCTTCAGCAAGTTTGTCCTGCGTGAGGCCAATCTGTTTCATCCTGGCTTTTGCCAGTTCATTCCACGGTGTTTTCATACGCCGATTATTACGGCTTGTATTGACAGTGACAACGCACAAAATGTATTAATCCTCTTGCGTTCTCTCAGTACGGAATGTATTATTGATGCATGTACCATCCTGAGGAGATAACCGATGAGCAATCTTCGGAAAATCCGGGAAACCATGAAGGTATCCCAAGCCGCACTGGCTGAAAAGGTTGGGTGCACTCAGGGAGCGATTGGACATTACGAATCAGGGCGGCGACATCCGGATTTAAAAATGTGCCGTTCGCTCGTTGAAGCACTCAATAGTTTTGGGGCGAAAGTTCAACTGGACGATGTATTTCCACCTGAACTGAACGCCGCCTAAGCAGTACCGCTCTTTAACAAATCTGGTCGTCATTCCCGCCGAAATGCGGGGATAACTTTAAGTGGCAGACCCCACGGTCTGCGCACGTATCTATCTAAACAACAAAGGAAGAATACCGAATGGAACACGCAAGTTATAGCAAGCCGTCCCAGCGCGACATCGACCGCGCAGAAACAGATTTACTCATCAATCTCTCTACGGTCACACAGCGTGGCCTGGCGAAGATGGTGGGGTGTCATGAATCGAAGATAAGCCGGACAGACTGGCGCTTCATAGCATCAGTTCTGTGCGCGTTTGGGATGGATTCAGATATCAGTCCGATCAGTCGTGCATTCAGGCATGCACTGGAAGGAATTACCAAAGAAAAAGCCCCGATGAGCGGTAACTCATTCGAGGCTTAAGAACACTGTGTTACGCCAAGTAACAGGAGTAATTATGGAATTTACAGAAGAAAAAGTAAAGCTATCGCAACACAAGCAACGGATTCTTGATGAGGCCATGGAAATTGATATGGATCCTCTGAGGCACTTGAATTTGCCAGAAGATTACCGTCATCAAGGCTGGGTTTATGCCCTAACAAATCCAGTTATGCCTGGTCTTTTTAAGATAGGTATGACCACTTCTGAGCCAGAAGTTAGAGCAAAGGAAATTTCTCAAGGGACTGGCATTCCAATGCCATTTGAAGTGGCTAAAGCCTATTACAGCGACAATCCGAGAGAAGATGAGGCCGAAATTCATCTGTATCTAGATGATTTTCGCGTAAGCCAAAACAGAGAGTTTTTTAAGTGTGATCTCGAAACATTAGAAGAGGCCGCATCTGCATGTGGGCTGGATGAGAGAGGTTCATCTGTAGAAACTCTCGCTGATAAATATGACGTCTTTTGCTTTGACAAAAGAAACAAGCTTGATTTAGTCGAACTGTTCCAAGAGTTGGGAATAGAAGTATTTGGTGATCCTGTTGCCACAGCGGAAGCAATGATTCGACTGTCAACAAGGTTTATTAAAACCTACTCGCTCAACGGTTCATCCGTCATTTTTCATGAAAACAAAACCAAGCGAATAATCCAAGGGCTAGCCCAGAGCTTTGAAGCCTACCTAAAAGAACATCCAGAGGAGAGAAATAAGCCTGGACTGTTCCATCTGCCAATTTGACCGAGGTAATTATGGCTAGATCAAGAAACATCAAACCAGGCTTCTTCACTAACGATGAACTGGCCGAATGCTCCCCTCTCGCCCGGCTTTTGTTTGCCGGGTTATGGACTATAGCCGACAAAGAAGGTCGATTGGATGACCGGCCAAAGAAAGTGAAAGCTCTCGTTCTTCCTTTCGATAATGTCGATTGCGATGAACTTCTTCAGCAGCTTCATGATCGCAAATTCATCCAACGGTATCAGGTTCAGGATGGCGCATACATCCAGATCACCAACTGGAAAAAGCACCAGAACCCTCACTGCAAGGAAGCTCCCAGTGAGATACCTGAATACTGCGAGGAAGATGAAAAACAGGAAGAAGAACAAGTAAAGGAAGATGAAAGCACCATGCAAGTACAGTGCAATAACAGTGCAAATGAATCACAAGTCACTGATAAACATGAGGCACAGTTAGAGCACAGTGCAAGCACGGTGCAAGAACCAGTGGAGAACAATTTAAATCCTGCTGATTCCTTTAACCTGATTCCTGATTCCCTCACTCTGATTCCTGATTCCGTAGTTAACACCCAAGCCGCTGACGCGACTTGTTCCGAAGATGGCAATGTTCACCAGATGGCTAGTCGTTACGCCTTCGAGGGAAATGTTATTCGGCTGAACCAGAAGGACTTCGATTCCTGGAAGGCGCTTTTCAAAAATATTGACCTGGCAGCAGAGTTGACTCGCCTGGATCTGGAATTCACGCATGAGAAGCCGAAAAACTGGTTTAGCACTGCCAGTGCCAAGCTGAACTACCAGAACAAACATTCTTCTGGCCGACCAATTCAGAAAGCGGCTGTCAACCAATCACACTGGAACGACAAAGACGAGTGGGAGGAAAACTTCCTATGAAAAACCTTGTCCAGGCGATAAACAATCGCGACAGCAACGCTCTGGCTCGCCTTGCTGAAAATCACCAGGAGCCAGAACGCGGCGTGAATTTCGAAGCCGAGAAGCTAGTCGATATACTGTTCGATAACCTGAAGCAACTTTTCCCGGCATCTGTAAGCACCGTCCTTAAAGACCCGCGCGACGAGGCCGCTGCCAAGCGTCAGTGGATTGCAGCGTTTGCCGAGAACAAAATCCAAAACAAAGCACAGCTTAAAGCCGGCATGCAACGTGCCCGCGCCAGTGAGTCCCCTTTCTGGCCTTCTCCAGGGCAATTTATAGCCTGGTGCAAAGACGCGGAATTCAGGGGTAGCGGACTACCAGATACGACAGAGCTTTTCGAAATGGTAATGCAGTACTGCGCGAAAAAATGTCAGTACGCCACACCTGAAGAGTACCCATGGAAAAGCAACGCCTGCTACTGGATGGTAACGAAGCTTTACGACCTTATGCGCTCATTCAACCTTACCGAGCCTGAACTCCGGAAGCGGTGTTCTGAAGAGCTTCGAAAGATGTCTGTTCGTATCGAGGCAGGTGAGCAAATCCCCGCGCCTGTAGTTCAGATCCCCAAACTTCACATCCCCCTTAGCAACGAGAAAGGACTGGCGAAAATCGCCGAGTTAAGGGCTAAGCACAAGTTCCGGAGGCACTGATATGGATATGGAACGAATCCGTTTCGAAGAGCTTTTCTCAAGTATCTTCAGGTCTAAATATGACCTGTCCAGAACAGCTATCGGCTACCTGAACCCGTTTGTTAATAGCTGTTTTTTCTTTTGGCAGGAAGGTCGAGGTGTCGAGTGAAGAGGAAATTCAATAGCGACTCAATAGTTTCATGCGTTGCCCTGAATCCAGGATGTCTCTCGTCTTTGGTCGTTAAGAGCACAGGGATTGAGCGGGGTTCGGTTATTTCAGCACTCAACAGACTGACGAAAGATGGAACGCTTCGCAGGAAAAGCGCAGCCAAGGGATTTATTTATTTTGTTGGCGATTCTGCGAGTGGGCGGGTGAAGGAAAGCAAACGCGGCAACCAATCACCCAAATTGACCGGCGCTTTCGGGTGCGCAAATCCATTAACCCAGATGTTCAACAGGTGCCTAATGGAGGCCAGATCATGCCAGTGATTAAGAGACAGCGAGAGGTCTATTTCGCTCCGACACGAGGGCGCTGTTACCTGACGTTAAGGGGCGCAATTAATGCTGAAGCGCGGGCAATAATTTTTTCAAGATACCCATCAACCGGCTCGGTATTCAGTGACGGCATGCTTATCGAGGACCCATGGAGCATTACCACTGATGATCCGGAACGCTATCAGAAAATGTATCGCCGGCTGAAAAGGCTTATCGCCAAATCCGTAATCAGCAATTCGCCAACCGAACATCACAAGGATTAACCATGATCACTATTAGCAATGAGCGTTTAGAAAAGCTGTCCGAATACGACTGCGCAGACAGGTATGAGGTTATGTCGATGGCGACTGAGCTTCTGGCGCTGCGCAAAGAGCGGGAGAAGGAAGAATCAGCCGTTTGCCCAAAATGCGGCAACACTGGATTAGCCGATAGCGGCGGGGTGCAGCCATGGGGAGAGCCAATTCTCATTGAATGTGATTGCACAGCACCGCCCGCGCCTGGTGCTGATGACGACTCTCTGCCGTATGACCCACAGATTGCTGAGTATGAGCAAATGATGGAAGCAGAGCAGGCACAAGCCGGCACCACATCGCAGCAGTTCGAATCGCTGGCAGGTAAGGCGGTTGTGCCGGAAGGATGGAAACTGGTGCCGATGAGGTTAACTGCTGAGAACGGCGCGAAGGGTGCGCTATCAGGTGAGTTTTCAGAAACCAAGTTCGTAAACTGCCCCGAGTGTTTCGGTGATGATGAGTGCGAAACCTGCGATGGCAGCGGGAGAATTGAAATCACAGTACCTGTCACATGGACAACCATCAAAGACATCTGGGCTAAAGGAGTTGAGCATTTCGCAACCTCCCCGCAGTCACCCGGCAATGACCACGCTACCGTGTCGGGCAGATGGATTCCATGCAGCGAGCGGATGCCGCCAGAAAACACTGGCGTACTTGTTACCACAGAGTTTGACGGCCCAGGAGACTGGAGAATGAAGTGGGGTACGCGAGTCCCCGGGCATCCAGACGCAAAAAGTGGGTGGTTTATCCCCGGCGCGTCGTGGACCCCGTCGCACTGGCAACCACTCCCCGAGCCGCCAAGCAAATAACACTCTACGACATCCAGGTAATATCTGCCTACATCGGCACCCCTCGCTTCATCGACATCGAAACACTCACCAAACGATATCTCTTTACCAGCCAGCTGATAATGCTTCAGGCAATCAGTAAGGCGAGGTATTGAGCGGAGCAATCGTCATGATAACCAAATTGCAAATAATGAAATGGTTCGAAATGAACCGGAAAGGCACCGTTAAGCAACTCGTCGAGGAGCTTGGCGGCAAGGGCGAACGCGTAGCTACGGTCATCTGCGGCCTGGTGAAAGAGGGCGTGTTGACTCGCTCCGCAAGCACCGGCATGGGTACTCGCTGCCGCATTTATGAGCTGAGCGAAGGTAAAACGAATCGCCAGCGCATCCGAGAATACGTCACCGAACATGGGCCAGTATCGTCTCGCCAGGTATCAGATGGTACCGGTTTAGACATGGGCGCAGTCCATCGCATTCTTCGCGATGAACACGATGCAGGGCGTATTGAGCGCTACCACTCAGAGAAATGCAGCGAGCACCAGGGCTCATTCCTGTATGTCGCAGCGCATGAGTTATGTCAGTTCGGATGTTCAAATCCGATGACTGCGTTCATCAATCAGCAGCTGCGCGCGGTGCGACAGGAGATGCGGGTATGAGCATCATAATGCTGGTCTTCATCGGCCTGTGCTTCATGTTCGCGGACATCGTTAAACAGGATGGTTTGATGTTCACTGACGCACTGATTCTGCTGTGCATTCGTACTGATTAAGCTGGAGAAGAGGAATGAGAAAACAAATATTTGAAATCCGCACCCCGCTAGTCCAGCAAAACGCAATCCGCACCATCCAACAGCTTTACCCCGACCCCGAAAGACCTCTCATCGTAACCATTCAGGAAAAAACGCGCTCAGTAGAGCAGAACAAACGTCTATGGGCGACCCTGCGCGATGTGTCTGAGCAAGTCGTTTGGCATGGCATGAAGCTGGATAGCGAAGACTGGAAGCACATCTTCACCGCGGCGCTTAAAGGCCAGCGCTCAGCGCCGGGTATTAACGGCGGCTTTGTCGTGCTCGGGCAGTCGACCAGCAAGATGCGCGTAAGCGAATTCAGTGAGCTTCTGGAGCTGATATATGCCTTTGGCGCAGAAAGAGGCGTCAGCTGGAGTGAAGACGCTCAGGAAGCGATTGAGTGGGCTAAACGAACAGGAAGGAAGGTGGCGGCATGAGGCGACAGCGACGAAGTATCACCGACATAGTCTGCGAAAACTGCATCTACCGCGTTACCCACCGAAAGAAACGAAAGCCAGAAGTATCCCCGTCCGACATAAAAACCTTCGCGTATACCTCTCACCTTCACGATGTGATGTGGGAGCGTCTGCGCGCCAGGAGGAAAAGCAATGCCTAGAAATCTTCGCAAATACCGACACAAGCACAAGCCTGCCAGGAAGACCAGATACCAAATCAGCAATGACCGCTACGTAAAGCCGCATGTAGACACGGTGAAATACGCCAGCTTCTTCCTGATTTGCCTGTTCATCCTGACATGGATGGTTACCACCCCAGTCTAACCCGGAGCTGAATATGTCATCTGAATACGAGTACGCAGAGCGCTTTGCAGATTTGATGGAAGACATGCAGGGCGATGGCGTGGATGCGATGAACATCCTGATGAATTACCTCATGGGCTTCGTCGAGCATGCGACAGAAGGTGACGAGGACAAAGGGCTCATCTGGCAACTGGAAGACAAAGAGCCGGTTATCACAATTGAGCCAGTCGACGGCACAAACACAGCGAGGCTGCACTGATGGACTATTCACAGTTAAATGATACAGAAATCACAATAAGAGTCGGCGAAACGTTCGGGTGGAGCCCCTGCTTCATCAATGAGGATGGTAGCGTGGTTTTTCGCGATGACAGGGGGAGACTGAAAGTCCGCAAGGACTACTGCAACAACCCCGACGACGCATGGCCGATTATAACCGGTAATCACATATCCCTTATGTACGCGGAATCGCTAGGGGAGTGGTGCGCCGGTAAACCGGATTGGGTCGACGGTTGTGAGTGGCAGCTTGATATGGATGTGATGGACAAAAATCCTCTGCGTGCGGCGATGATTACTTTCCTCATGATGCAGGAAAGCCAACATGCTTAACCCCATCCAAACCCAAACCTACGAGCAGCAGAGCATAGCCAGAGCTCTCTGCGCAGGATGCAGCAAGCAACTGGATCCGGATGAAACCTACGCATGCGGCGAGTGCATCAACGAATGGCTTGTGTATCGAGACCCCAATCACTTTGTGGCGGAGGATGAAGATGAGTGAGTTACGTGCAGGCGGGATGGCGCTGATAATAGACAGCAATAAGCAATCTGACATTGGAAAATGTGTCACTACGGTTGAACTGGTAGCGGCGCGCGGGTCATTTAAGTCCCCGCATGGAAGGCCAACGGTGAATTGCAGTGATTGCCAGTGCTGGCTGGTAACAGGAGATGTGAAGTCCGAAATGGGGAAAGAGTCTCCAATTTGGTCCGGCAACGGCTGGTCACTTTTCCCACCGCAATACCTGATGCCTATTGACGGCGATGATTTCTCTCACGAAGACGAGGGGCAGAAGGAGTTAATAAATGGCTAAATCACCTCGCCGACGCTGTAAAAACGAAGAATGTAGGGAATGGTTCCACCCGGCGTTCGCTAACCAGTGGTGGTGTGGACCAGAATGTGGCGCAAAGATAGCGCTGGAGCGACGAAGCAGGGAACGCGACAAAGCACTCAAAGCAGCAGAGAAGAAACGACGAAGAGAAGAACAGCAGCAGAAAGACAGACTCAAGATTCGAAAGCTCGCATTAAAGCCCCGCAGTTACTGGATTAAACAAGCCCAACAAGCCGTAAACGCCTTCATCAGAGAAAGAGACCGCGACCTGCCATGCATCTCGTGCGGAACTTTCACGTCCGCTCAGTGGGATGCGGGTCATTACCGTAGTACCGCTGCGGCCCCTCAGCTTCGTTTTGATGAACGCAATATTCAACGGCAATGCGTCGTGTGCAATCAGCACAAGAGCGGCAACCTCGTGCCGTACCGCGCAGAGCTTATCCGGCGCATTGGGCTGGCAGCAGTCGAGAACATCGAATCGAACCACAGCCGCCACCGCTGGACTATCGAAGAATGCAAAGCGATTAAGGCGGAGTATCAGCAGAAGCTTAAAGACCTGCGCAATAGCCGGGAGGAAGCAGCATGATTATCGTTCAGACAGTTCCCCGCTTACTTCAGGAATGTAACGGATGCCTCAGTGAGGTAGCCCGTAAGCTTTCATGCCACCGCGATACCGTCAGGAAGTACATCGGTGACATTCACGCTAAGCGTCACGCAGTCATTAATGGCGTACTGATGACCAGCGCCCGCTCACATGAGGAGGCATCATCGTGACCACAGTAACCAGTATCGCATTAGCGAAGCAGCGCCAGAAGGACCGCGAGATGCTTGAGGCTATCGAGTGGCAGCTTAACAACGTTCACGAGACCGAGTGGCGCTTAAAGGAAATGCGTAAGGAACTGGAAAACCGTCTCGGTATCAATAAGCCAGAGGGAGGCGATGCAGCATGAAGAGACTCACACCAGTATTTGGCATGGTTAACTTCATCGACGATGCGCACTTCCGCCGCGTATGGAAGCATCCGAAGAAAACCATCAACTCCCGTCAGAAAGCGTGGGTGCATTACATGCTTCAGGTATGGGGCAAAGTTAATGCAGGTGACGATTCGCCAGCCGGGGCTATCAACGTTATCGGACGTCTGATGATCCGCAGTCAGTGGAGCGATGATAAGGCTAAGCAGATAGAAAGCGTTGTCATGCGGCTATACGAAGAGGAAGGCTTGCGGGGCGATGCTCTTTATCAGAAAGCTCGCGAACTGGTCATCCCGCAATCTTCATTCAGCAATATCATCGCTCTCGCCAAAGAATCAGATGATGCTGCGTTTGTTGAGCGCGTAATGGTTAAAACCTTTCACCGTGAAAGCCCCGTCCGCGATGTAGCTATTAAGCGATATTGCAACCGCAATTGCACGCAAGATATCGCTAAGCTGATGAGCCATGTCACCGGAATGGATGTGCAGTCATGTCGGCGTCGTGTTGTCTGGTGCGAGAATGTGCTCGACTCGGAAATATTTTTCGCAATGAAGCGTGAAATTGAGAATGAATTTCCTCAATTAGCGGCTTAAGTAATAAATATTTTCCGAAAGCATTGCAATCGCGAAATCGAAGTAGTAAATTTTGTGTATGCTCGGAGCAAAAGCGAACTGAGCAGCCAAACAAAAGAAAAAAGCCCTGAGTTAATAGCTCGGGGCTTTTTTATTGGCTCAACCCAACCAACAGGTGTTCATATGAAAAGCTGCAACGCTACTCAGGGTTTCGATAACCCGACTAAATTTCGTGAAGAGTGGGATCGTCAAACCAAAGAAGCATGAGACGAAACCGGCAAGGGCATTTATGGAACAGGCAGCGTAACCCTCTCAATGCTCTTTCCAGTTTTCGTCACGTTAGCGACTTTGCGGCATTTTAGAAACTGACCACAAAGATAAATGCAAACGATGATCTGATGTTGATGGCGGCGTAACAGCCTTAAATCACGGGGTCTTCCGACTCCCCGCTACCAAATTCGGCGCACTGGCCCGGTGTGATTAATAATGGGCGCACACCAATGAGAGCATTACAGAACAGGTAGCGTAACCGCTTGGCGGAACAGGCAGCGTAACTGATAGTGCTTTCATTCGTGGGTAACAACGGGCATATCGCCTTAGTAAATCCCATATCGGTGCTGGGTTGATCGCCAGCCGTTGCTCCACGAAACGGAGCTCATAACAGGTAAGGGAGCTGAACTTTTTAAGCCAGGTAAGCGCTGGCGTCGGTGCGATTCCGGGCAGTTTCCTTTCCGTTGTGGTGAATGCGCAGGCTGATGCGCTATAGCTGTATATCTCTATGTGGGGTCATCGTAAGCGGGTCACGGAAACCACTGAGGAGTTGCGACCTCGGTAATAAATCGCGATATACAGGAAACGCTATGACCGGAGATCAGCACCGGCCACCACACATATTCAGACGGCAGAAAAGAAAATCCCCGCCGAAGCGGGGAACATCTTAACCTGGTGGGTTATGGGACATCTCTTCGCGGACTGTACATCTTCCCGTTGAGTACTATGCAACCCATGCTAATCCACTTAGTAACCTGTTGAGGCAGCACTCCACACGCTAAGGCGAAATCAGCCTGGCTCGGGAAGTTCTTCTCAATGTACTCTTTGATCGGCATAGTCGCAGATCAAAACTCAGCGAAACATTTTTCGACGAAGCGCTCGCTTTCTTCGTCAACTGAGATTGCTTCATCAAACGCCACGTCATAACCGAGAGACTCGGCCTTGCGCTGAACGAAAGCGAAAAACTCTTTTGCTTCTTCTTTGCTCATGTCGAAACGTGAATCCGGTGCGTAGGTGTTAATGGTGATAGTGGTCATAGCATTTGCTCCTGTTTAGATGGGTAGATAATAAACCAAAAAGGTTTATACGTTATGACATGCATCACAATATCCATACAAACTTTAAGGCTCGCTTCGGCGGGCCTTTTTCGCATTAGGCCACAGGCAATCAATCACAGATGAACCCTCGCATCCAATGCCTCGCTGGCCTTTCCTAACTACACCACAGCACTTCCAACCGGAGGTGTGAGATGTCACATATGAGCAAATTAGCTTCTGGCGCAGCTTATGGCGCATCTGCCGGGACGGTGGCTAATGGGTTGTTGACCCGGCTAAGTCCTGACGAGTGGAGCGCAGTAGGCGTTATCGCCGGTATTGTCGTGGCGCTACTGACGTTCGGTATCAACTGGTATTACAAACGCAAAACCACGCTGGCGCAGATTCAGGCGTACGAGCGATGGCCTTCCGCAGCCGGGCAGTTATCAAAGGAGGACTAACGATGGCTATCCCGTCCTCACTGAGAAACAAACTGATTGCCGCAGCGGGTGCAGGTTCGATGGTCATCGCCACGATATTCATCGGTGGCAAGGATGGTGTAGAGGGTCGCAAGTATCAGGCTTACAAAGATGTCGCTGGCGTCTGGACTGTCTGCGACGGCCACACTGGCAACGACATCATTCGCGGCAAGACCTACACCGACAAAGAATGCGACCGGCTTTTGTGGAAAGACCTGCAACCGGCCAAAGCGACCGTAGACAATCTGGTAAAGGTACCCCTGAACGAATACCAGCGCGCCTCGCTATACAGCTTCGTGTTCAACGTAGGCAGCGATGCCTTCGCTAAGTCGACTCTCCTTCGAAAGCTCAACAAGGGCGACCAGGAAGGGGCGTGTGAAGAAATGCGCCGCTGGGTATATGCAGGCGGTATGAAGTGGAAGGGATTGCAGAACCGGCGGGAGATGGAGCGCTCGATGTGCCTGGCGGAAAGCGAAAATGACCTTTAAATGGAAGCTCATCCTCTTCGCAGCAATGAGCCTGCTGCTGGCAATCGCTATTGTCATCGCCAGTCATTACCGGTCAGCGCTCAAAGAATCGCAGGCATCTTTAACCAAAGTTAATCGTGAATTAAATCTGGCTAAAGACACCATCAGCGACATGCAGACTCGCCAGCGCGATGTGGCCGCGCTCGACGCAAAATACACACAGGAGCTTGCAAATGCTCAGGCGACTATCGATCAGCTGCATGATGACGTTGCTTCTGGCAAGCGTCGGTTGCAGCTCCACGCGACCTGTACGAAGCAATCCGCCTCCGGCACCGCCAGCCTGGATGATGCAGCCAGCCCCGGACTTACTGACTCCGCTGAACGGGATTATTTCACCCTCAGGGAGCGGATCGAGACCGTGACCAGGCAGTTGAGCGGATTGCAGGCGTATGTTCGGGAGCAGTGTTTGAGATAAAAAAAAGCCCCATGGCTGGGGCGACGACAGGATAGATATTTTCTCTTTTTATAATTATTAACGCAGCGTTGACTTGTTTTCCCTGATGCTTTTTCTCGCAAGACATTCCTGTCTGTATGGTCTTCATCCCTGCGACTCACAGACCTTGTTTGTAGGAGCCACTCCACCAACAAGATGGAAATAATCCTGGCCGATATATTCAGCTTAACAAGCGGCAGGCATCTTTTATAGGAATAGTCCGGGGATAATTGTACGGTGAGCGACCTGATGTACAGATAGGCAAGCCGTTATATAGAAGCGTTCTCAAAACATAGTGAACCACTAAACATCACAAGGCGCATTTGCGAGTGCGCCTGATGATGAATATTAAAGGCAAGCCAATAGAAGCCGATATACACACTTAACAACTAATGGAGGTGTGCATGAAGTTCTTTCTTGTCTATGAGTGTTATGACGAAAATTATTCTATTTTTGAAAAGGGATATCACTTCTTGAGCGTCGATGATCCTGAAAACGTAGATATTGCTGTTGGTGAATATGCCGATGCAATGGCTAAGGCGCGAGATTTGGATTATAGGTTCTTCGTCATAACTACCTGCCAACCAATGCCTTGATATAACCAAGCCGCCTCCGGGCGGTTTTTTATTGGAGTAAATATGCCAGACACCTACCGCATCACGGTTACCACCAAATCCGGTGAGACGCATGAAGGTCTGATGAAGCGATCTCAGCCCGAGATTATTAACGGCTTCATCGGCATAGCACGTGAGGACGGCTCATGGGTATACCTGGCACCTGATAACGTGCAGGAGATGGAATACGTTCCTGAGCCTGAAGCCGAAGAACAAACATCGTAAGGAATGACTATGGCGACCGAATCAAAAACTGGCCGCCAAATAGCATAGCTATATATTACTCACGCTGAATCTTTTCCCATTCAGCCCTGTACCGTTCTTTTTCGTCAACGCAGGAAGGACACAAAAGTCCTCCATAATACATTTCATTTTCAACAGCGCTTTCTAACTCATCGCCCTCAAGAAGTGCCTGACAATCATTATGATGTCCGCCGGGGTTAGTAACCCCATCACACTTCTCGGTTAAAAACGGTTCCAAAACGGCCTTTTGCTTTGCAGATAGGCTGTCGTAACCATGATCAACCGCTCTCTGGGCTATGCCGGTAACCATCGTATTTTGATTATGAAAACGATCATGTTGCAGCATCGCATCAAGAAGTGATTCTGTAGACATGAAAACTCCTTTTAACTAGGAAGAATCATGGCACTCACAGACAAACAAGAAATGTTCTGTCGCGAGTACCTCATCGATTTGAACGCTACGCAAGCGGCTATTCGGGCGGGGTACAGCGAAAAGACCGCCAATGAACAAGGCTCGCAAAACTTAGCGAAACTTAACATCCAGTCCAGAATCTCCGAACTGAAAGCAGAGCGCAATGATCGAGTCGAGGTTGATGCTGATTATGTGCTGAAACGCTTGTTTGATATCGACCAGATGGACGTCGCTGACATCCTCCTGGCTAACGGGGAAATCAAGCCGATTAAGGACTGGCCGAAGGTATGGCGCACAACACTTTCTGGAATTGACGTCATAGAGATGGCCGCCGCCGATAGTTCCGCCTTGCTGAAGAAAATTAAGTGGCCTGACAAGGTTAAGAACCTTGAGCTTCTCGGCAAACACATTAGTGTGATGGCATTCAAAGAGCAGGCTGCTCACGAACATACCGGTAAGAACGGCGGCCCGATTGAAGTTGCCGCACTATCGAAAGATGAATACAAAGCTGCCCGGCGGGAGATGTTGGAGGATGACGACTGCTGAGCAAAAGAACTATGCGCGCCGGATAGAATGCGAAGAGGACGGCCTATACTTTGCACGCTACTTCTTCAAGCAGCGCACTGGCGGCAAGATGATAGTGGCACCTCATCACAAGGTGATTCAGCAAACGCTGGACAGAGTGATAGATGGCGAGATTAACCGGCTGATCATCAACGTTCCGCCTGGCTACACGAAAACCGAGCTGGCAACCATCAACATGATGGGCCGTGGTCTGGCGCTGAATAAGCGCGCCCGTTTTATGCACCTGTCCTACTCGCACAACCTCGCACTTCTGAACTCATCCACTGCCCGCAGCATGATTAAGTCGCAAGCCTACCAGGCTATGTGGCCGATGGAGCTGCGCGACGATGCCGACAGTAAGGCGATGTGGTGGACTGAATATGGCGGCGGTGTGTATGCCTCATCGTCAGCAGGACAGGTAACTGGCTTCCGTGCCGGGCATATGGAACCTGGCTGGCAGGGCGCGCTGATTATTGATGACCCCGTTAAGCCCGATGACGCCTATTCCGAAACGGTTCGTGACGGCGTAAACAGCCGCTTCAACGAGACGATTAAATCGCGCCTGGCTATCGAGACTACGCCGATGATAGTCATCATGCAGCGCATCCACTATCACGACCTGAGCGGCTATCTGTTGCGCGGCGGTAGTGGTGAGATGTGGCACCACCTGAATCTGCCGGTAATCATCGACAACAGCCGCTCTTATCATGAGCAGTACCCGGACAACAGTCACGCCATACCGATTGAGCATGGATTGCCTGATGGCTGGCTCTGGCCGTTCAAGCACAACGAGAGCCACCGCACAGCGCTGTTCTCTCATCGACGAACAGCCGAAGCGCAGTACATGCAGAACCCTCGCAGGTTCAACGCAGAAGGCGCGCTGTGGACAGAGCAGATGATTGCAGCAGCACGCGCTCTGAACATCACCGAACAGCTATCCAGAACGGTTATCGCTATCGACCCGCAGGCAACAAACAGCGAAGAGAGCGATGAAACGGGGATTGTGGCCGCAAGCTCATACGGTGCAGGCGATAAGCGACAGTATTCAGCCGACGGTGACTACAGCGGCAAATACTCCCCTAATGGTTGGGCGACGCGAGCAATGGATGCTTACAAACAGCATGACGCCGATGCGATTGTGATTGAAACCAACCAGGGCGGTGACATGGCAGAGGACACGCTCCGCAATGCCGGGTTCAAAGACCGGATTATCCGCGTCCATGCGAGCAAGGGTAAGTTCGCGCGAGCTGAGCCAATATCCGCTTTGTATGCACAGGGTCGCGTAGCCCATCGCGGCAATCTCTATCAACTGGAAAACCAGCAGATGGAGTACGTGCCAACCACCTCCAAAAAATCACCCGACCGCCTCGATGCGCTGGTATGGGCGATGACCGAATTAAGCGGCCAGTCTAAAGGCGCAATCTTCTTCTAAGGAGTTCATCAGTGAGTGAACAACAAGGCGAGGTTTCATTCCTCGTGAACGCCCTTGCTGATGCGATAGGGCGGCAACGAATGCTGTACGCCAATGGACAGAACGGAAACACCAAGCGCACCAATCTGTGGGGTGAGTTCGGATATCCGAGCGAGGTTGGATTCGACCAGTACTATCGTGCTTATGAGCGAAACGCCGTAGCTCATGCCGCCGTGCATAAGCTTCTCGACTCTTGCTGGGTGGACAATCCGACCATCATCGACGGCGAAGAGAAGGATGAATCTGGCGAGACCACCGAATGGGAGCGCACCGTTCAAAAGCTTCTCAAACGCCATTGGGCGAAGCTGAAAGACGCCGACCGACGTAACCTCGTGGGGCGCTACTCGGCCCTGTTAATTCAGGTTAAGGATGGCCGCGAATGGAGAGACCCGATCAACGCTGACTACATCAGGTCTCTCGGCACCGAGCGCCTGAAGGCAGTGGTTAAGCTTATCCCGGCATGGGAAGCGCAGATTAAGCCAGGTAATTTTGACACGGATACAATGTCAGAAACCTACGGCCAGCCTGTGATGTACAACTTCAATGAGCAACCAGTCGGCGACGATGGCACTTATGGGCCAGTCCGCAGTGTTCAGGTTCACCCGAGCCGCGTCATCGTCCTGTGCGAAGGAGCAGAAGACGAGAATATGCTCTCCGGCATCCCGCTGTTGCGCGCCGGGTACAACAAGCTTCTCGACATTGAGAAAACGTCAGGCGGCAGTGCAGAAGGTTTCCTGAAGAACGCCAGTCGCCAGCTTGGTATCGCGTTCGACAAAGAAACAGACATCGCGGCAATCCAGGCTCAGGCCAAAGAGGCAGGCTTTAAAGATTTGGGTGAAGCCCTGAATGACAAAATGTCGCGATTCAACAAAGGTACTGACGCAGCTCTGGCGATGCAGGCTGGGCAGTTGTCGGTGCTGTCAGTCGCAGCTGCCGACCCGACACCAACGTGGACGGTAGCAGCTAACGAGTTCTCCGCGACGATTCAGTGTCCGTTCACCATTCTCTTTGGTCAGCAGACCGGGCGTCTTGCTTCAGATGAGGACAAAACAGACTGGGCTAAGCGCTGTAACGGTCGTCGATGGGGCTTTATGTCCGACTTCATCACCCGCGTCATTGAGCGCTTCTGGGAGATTGGCGTCATCGACCCGCCGAAGTCTGGCGAGGTTACGCTCGCATGGTCTGACCTACTCGCGCCGAGTGAGAAAGAGAAGATAGCAAATATGCAGGCGATGGCAGCCGTGGCCAAAGACACTCAGGCTGCATTCGGCACTCCAGCGATAACGGAGAATGAAATCCGCGCTGTCGGTGAGCTTGAGCCAATCAGTGAACCAGAAGAGCCTGCCGGAGCCGCAACGACAGACCCGCTGACAGGTGAGCCAATTGAACAACCGACAACGACCGGGAAGCCCGATAATTCCGCGCAATAAAGCCGACCCAACGCAATCCTACCGACCGGTTAACCGGATGTTCCGGGATATCGAGAATCGCTATTACCAGATAAAACTGGCGCTGAAGAAGTTGCTCGATACTTATCTGGTCGGCAGGGAGCGCAATGGCAATTCCCTGTACGGTTACATCCTCGCGAAAGAAGGCAGCAAGCCGGATACGCTATATCAGGTGAATGCGGGCACGTTCATCTATGACATGTCACCACAGCAACTGTCTGACCTGCTGCTGCGCGTAGAAACGATTCTGGACGACTATCTTCTCGAAGGTGGGAGTAACAACCTTTGGGCGCTTCAGTACGTTTCTGATGAGTATCAGCGTGGTACATTACAGGCGTTCACCAATCTTTCAGCGCAGTCGGCTGTCTACGAGCAGTCAACGACGCTTCAGCAACTACTCAGCAGCCCGGCATATCAAAATCAGGTGGCAGCGGCTTACATCTCTACCTACAGCGAATGGCGGGGAATCACTGATGCCGCCCGTGCTGACCTGTCGAACATCGTCGCTGATGCGATAGGACGAGGCGTTAACCCGCGCGAGACGGCCAGCCTGATTAGCAAACGCCTGGATGTCTCGATGAGCCGGGCCAAAACGATAGCGCAGACGGAGCAGGTTGGTGCGTTAAGGCAGGCTCAGTGGTCTGAGGCTGAATGGTCGAAGGAAAGGCTGGGGCTTAACACTGCGCTGCTGTGGATATCGGCTCTGAAATCGACGACACGCCCCTGGCATGCTGCCCGACACGGAAAGACTTTCACCACGGAAGAAGTGGAGGCTTTCTACGCGCAGAATGGCAACCGATACAACTGTTATTGCAGCCAGATTCCGGTGTTGCTGAACGATGACGGTAGCATTTTCAATGAAGGGCTGGCTGATAAGCTGGCGAAAGAAAGAAAAGGGTGGCAATCTTCTTGAGTCATTAATGGAGGAATATCATGGACAATGAAGAAAAACTTCAAGAAGTTATTGCACACCCGCAGAATCTGAAAGACAGCGCTTTGTCGCATCTTGTGCTTTTGGCAAATGCAGGGGTTGGGGTCGATGTCACCATAATTGTTGGTGGACAGATTGTCGCCGGCCAACTGGTATCGGGTAAAGATTACGCAGAAACAATAGCAACCAACCTTAGAAAGGCCAATGTCAGTGATGAGTTGAAAGATGCAATGGCATCATTCTTTGATGACTTGGCTAATGAATATGTAAGTCAAGAAGGACGCACCATTCCGCTAAATTTCCTCCATATTAGAAACCCATCGTATATGAAAGGGGATGGCGGGTGGACTACAGTTCAAGGAACTATTGTGAGAATCCCAATCGAAAAGGTTAGCGGTTTTTCCATGGGAAAGGACAGCCAACTTTAATTATCACCACAAGGTCGCTCCGGCGGCCTTTTTTATTTCCTGAAATCCACCAATGAGTCCGCATGATTTATCCATGTGATGCCGCTAATGCGGTGGAGATTTTAAACATCCACTACTCGTTCGCAGAAACTATATGCCGTCCAAGGGAAAGGCTAAAGGCAGTCACCATGGGCCTTATATCCCATGACAGGATGCTAGCCGATTGGGATGGAGGCAGGCTAAGCACCGACTATCGCCGAAGAGCAACACCGAATTACACCGATAAGGACACATAATGACAGTCTATTGGTGCTGTCGTTGCGGCAGAACTGTCCGCTACCAGTGCGTAACCGCGCTGGACTTTTCCCCAAAGTGCTGTAGAGCGCCGACGCTACGAAAAATCTAACCAGAGGACACAACATGAAGCTATCAAGCATCCATGTTAAGTCCCTCGCCATCAACTCTTCAAACATCTCAACTGAAACCATAGACGGTGACGAGCATATCGTCATTCGTGGCGTCGTGCCTGTCGTGGATGACGTTGTCATGAATGGCGGGTTGTATCCGGCTGAGGAGATTAACAAGAGTTTTAAAACGCTCGAAGGCAATCCTATGCCTTTTGGGCACCCGAAGATTGGCAATGAGCACGTCAGCGCGACTAACCCGCGAGCGGTTAACCAGTTTCATGTCGGCGCATGGGCTGAGAACGTCCGTAAAGACGGCGATCGTGTCGTTATGGACATGAAGGTTAACAAGCGCATCGCGCAGTCGAGCGAGAAAGGTAAGCGCCTTATCGAGCGGCTTGATGAGCTTCAGGCCAACTCAAACGCCGAGCCGATTCACGTATCTACCGGCCTCCTGCTGCGCCGCGAGCAGAACAGCGGCAAGTCGAAGGGTAAGAGCTACTCGTGGGTCGCCCGCAACATGCAGTTCGACCACGTAGCAATCCTTCTTGATGAACCAGGAGCTGCAACACCTGAAGAGGGCGTCGGTATCTTTGTTAACGCTGACAACTCCCAACAGGAAGTAAGCGTAGAAAACGCAGACCTCGCGCAGGCATCGAACTGCACGAGGGAAGGACTGCTTAACAAGACCAAATTCTTCTTTACCAATGCATCCAATTTCTCATTCGACGATATCCAGCGGGCTATTAGCGACAAGCTCCGCGATGGTCGTGACAACGATGATTGGCTATGGCCGGAAAGCGTATGGCCGGACTCCTTCGTTTATCGGGATGCAGATAAATATTTCAAACAGAAGTACCTCATCGACGATGACGGCAAGGCTCAATTCGTCGGCGAACCTGTAGAAGTCGTGCGCAAACCACCTGAGTACGAAATTAAAACCAACGGAGAAAGATATCCGATGAAAGACATGATTATCAATGCGCTGAAAGCCGCTGGTAAGCCGACAGAAGGCAAATCAGAAGCTGAGCTGCTGGATGCGTTCAACCAGATGGCTGTTGAGAAAGCAGCTTCTAAAGGTGAGACGCCGGAAGAAAAGGCTGCTCGCGAGAAGAAAGAGGCCGAAGAAAAGGCCGCCAAAGACAAAGCCACCAATAGCGAAGAAGCACCGGCATGGTTTAAGCCGTTTGCCGACAAGCTGAGCTCTATCGAATCCGGCCTGACTGCTAACGCCGACCAGGAAAAAGCGACCAAGCGCGAAGCGGTGAAAGCCAAGTTCAAGCTCGACGATATGGCAGTCAACGCCCTCGACGGCGCAGCTCTGGATGGCCTGTATGCACAGTGCGCAACCACTCGCAGCCTGTCCGGCGCATTCAACCATTCCACCGATAAACCCTTCTCTGAGATGCCGGAGTAATAAAAATGGCTAAAGACGGTAAACACGTAATTCACGCGGGCGGCGTATTCCCGAATCCGCTTCTGAACCGCGAAGGCGGGGCAGCCGCAGCGACTCAGCCGGGCACCATCGGCGTATTCACCAACGGCAAATTCACCGCATCCACCAACGGCGGCGAAAGCGCTGTGCTGTATGTGGCGAACTATGACTACCTGCGCTGCATGGGCGTCGATGACGTCATTCCTGCTAACGAGCTGGTCGTCGGCATTCAGTTACTGCCGGGCATGTTCCTGAACGTCCGCGCTGCTGCCGGCACCTATAACAAAGGCCAGGCACTGGCTATCTCTAATGGTCGCGTCACTTCCGGCGGCACTGCATCCGCAGTCCTGTTCGTGGAAGAAGACAAAGCGACAACTGTTGCTGCAGGCGATCTGCTGCGCGTAGTGGTCAAGTAAGGAGACCGATTAATGTTTGTATATTCCAAATCACTTGGCGAGAAGACTGGCAACCTGGAAGTAAACCAGGCTCAGTTCCGCGCGCTGCAGGCTGAACGTAACGCTACCGCCCAGGCGGTTGCGGATTTTCTGTCTCGCACCCAATGGCGTGGCGCTGCTGAAGATACTCCGACGTTGAACGCCGTTAACGCGGTTGATGATATCCGTCGCCTGTACCGTGCGTACGATACCACCGTGACACAGCAGTTCGAACCCAACACGCAGTTCACTCTGCTGAACGACCTGATGCCGCTTTCCCGCTCTGTACGTATCGAGCAATCCCGTTACGACTACGCCCGCACCGGTGGTCGTGGCTGGGCGCACACCTCAATGTCCGGTCAGATTGGCGCAGCGCTTGATGCTCGTGTCTATACCTTCGACGGCACGATGGTTCCGATCCACGATTCCGGCTTCAAGTTCAACTGGCGTGACCCAATCTTCAACAGCCCGTCAGCCCTTCAGTCTCAGGCTGACGCTCAGCGTGGCTCCGTGGAAGATGTTCAGCGTCAGTACGTTGATTACATGTGGGACGGCTACCGCGACGCGGCTGGTAACTACGCAGTATTCGACGGCCTGACCTGGAAGGGCTTCCGCGCCGATGAGCGTGTCGCTCAGGTGACGCTGAACGTAAACATGGCGACAAGCACCGATCCGAAAGCAATTCGCGCCGAAGCAATCCGTCTGCGCGATGTGTTGAAGCTTGGCAACTACCAGTACGGCCAGCAGACCTGGTACGTTTCATCTGAAATCGTCTCCAACCTGGAGCAGTATTTCAGCGACAACTTCCAGTCCCGCACCGTGCTGCAGGAGCTCCTGACCCTGACTGGCATCGCGGCCATCAAAGAAGACGCGAAACTGCAGGGTAACGAAATCCTGATTGTTCCGCTGCAGGCAGGCGTAGTTGCTCCGATTGTAGGCCAGGCCATCGGCACCGTTGCCGACCCTCGTCCGTTCTACAACAGCGATTACATCTGGCGCACCTGGGGCGCAATGGGCCTGATGGTCAAAACCGACATCAACGGTCACTACTCCGTGGTTCACGCCACCGGCGAAGCGACCAGCTAAGGAAGCGATATGGCACTGGTAAAAGTAATTTCATCAAACCTTTTTGCCGGTGCCAATTTCCAGAAGCTGGAGATTGGCTCTGAGGTAGAGGTTGCCGATTCAATCGCCGAAAGCTGGGTTAATGCCGGGCTGGCCGAGTACCTGGAAGAGCGCCAACTGGAAGTCGCTACGCCCAAGCGCGGACGGAAACCCAAAGATAAGGAGTGACCATGGCTATCACGCCAATCACAGCAGCGCAGGTTAAACAGCAGCTGTCGTCCCTCGGTTACTCCATCCCTGACTTCATCATTGATGCATATCTCTGCAAGCTCAGCAGCATTGAGCAGTGCCTGGAGGCGTCTGGCTACGACGAATGTGACGTCGTGCTGATTCAGGTCTATGCCGTCTCTCTTATGGCCTTAACGGCATACAGTCAGCGCATTAAATCGCAGTCAGCGCCTTCAGGGGCGTCGCGGTCGTTCGACTATACCGGTGATGTGCTGTCGATGCGTGATGCGCTCCTGTCACTGGATAAGAGCGGATGCACGGCATCGCTGCCGATTGATGTGGGTAGCCGCGTCGGCTTCTTTGATGTCGTTGGAGGTTGCTGATGTGTGAGAAAGAGCAGAAGCCTAAAAATCCCGACGAGGAGCCGTGGGAGTATGAGGATTACCACCTATGAGCTCAGTAGCTAACTGGTCATACACCGCAACAGCGACAATCTGGCGAAAGCTGGATGGTCAGGACGATTACGGCGACCCGCTGGGATATGCAGCGCCTGAGCAAATTCTCTGCGGCTATGAAGGCGGCCTGAGCAAACGCATCGGCGGTATTGGTTCAGAAATCGTTGCGAAAAACACAGTCTGGACTGAGTACGCACTGGCTAAGACTGGCGACTATGTGCTGATTGGCATTTCCGACCTGGCTGACCCGAAAGAAGCCGGAGCTGATGAGGTTCAGCAGGTGCTTCGCTATGAAGACACCTTCGAGCGCATCGCCGACGACTACGCCATCATAACAGGAGTCTGATATGGCCGGTAAAGTTCGCGGCATTGCCCAGGCGAAAGCCAATCTGGACGCGCTGATTAATGACGTGCAGGGGCGCAAAGTCGTCAGGGCCGTGCAGTCAGCACTGTTAATCGGTGGCGCTCAGGCAGCGCTATACACACCAATCGACACATCAACGCTTCTCAACAGCCAGTTTCGTGAGATTGACGCTAACGGCACAAAGGTAACCGGCAGGGTGGGCTACTCGGCCAACTATGCGGTTTACGTTCACGATCCGAATGTTCCGCAAACCTTCCGCCGCGCCACTGCCCGCAAAGAGTTCCTTACCAAAGGCTTTGAGGATACCCGAGAGCAAATCGACCGGGTTATGAAGCAGGAGCTGTCACTATGAATCCGCCAATGCATACGCGCGTGCGCAACTACTTCATGAATGCTGGCCTGACGGATGGCTTTAAGGTTCAGCTGCTGATGTGGACTGACTCAGGCACTGAATCTGACCGGTTCATGGTGTTTCGTCCAAATGGCGGCAGCAATATTCGCAATGGCCTCGGCAATGAGCACTACATCCTGGTAGACGTTATCGGCGCAAAAGGTGGCAACGCATTTGTCGATGAGCGCGTGCAGCAGATTGTCGATTACGTCCAGCAAAACCCAATGACCGATGATTGCGTCGGTTATCTCCAGAATATGGGCGCTATGCCCGCACCAGTTCTTACAACCGAGGGACGCCTTGTCTATCGGCTTCAATTCGTCGCCACCTACGGCGAGTAATTAAACGTCAAAGAGGAAGTAACATGGCTAATTGCCCAACCAGCAACGAACGCTTGTTCGGTGGCGCTATTGTGCTTGAAGTTGCCGACGGCTGCCCGGATACGGTGCCGCTTGAATCGGAATGGAAAGCGCTGGCCGCCGGTACGTCGAAAGGGTTCGATTTCAGCCCGAACACTGTGACCAGTGATGCTGACGATGGCGGCGGATTTGTCGAGAGCATCACCACAAACTCCGACTTCACCATCAGCTTTGAAGGTGAGGTGCGCAAAAACGACAAGCTCGACCAGTACGGCATCGGTCGTTTCATCAAGTACTTCGCTACCGAGCTTAAGGCCAAGCGACAGCCTGGCATCTGGGTTCGCATGGAATACGGTCCGGTGACCTTCCAGGGTTACATGGTTATCACTGCCCTGAGCTCTGACGGCGGCACTAACGACATCGTAACCTTCTCCACTGAGTTCAAAGTGGGCGACTCCAGCACCGTGCAGGTTACTGATACCTCCGAACCTTCCAGCTAAAACACTGCGGGGCGCAAGCCCCCTTTCTGAGACAGAGATATGCAGGTTCTGATAAACGGAATTCCCTACGAGCCAGCCTCCGCGCGCTCATCTGGCATTGGCATTGCCATCACCACCCACAACCGGCCAGACGTTCTGGCACGCGCTCTTGAGCAGCACCAGAAACATCTGCCGCCCGGCGCAGTGGTTGTGATTGTCGATGATGGCTCGGTGCCGGCCGCCACAGCACCCGAATCTGCACGGCTTATACGTCACGAACAATCTCAGGGCATCGTGGCATCCAAAAACGCCAGCATTGAAGCACTCATTGATGCCGGTTGCGAACACCTCTTCCTGTGGGATGATGACGCATGGCCGATTGCTGATGACTGGCATATTCCATATATCGAGTCTCCTGAGCCTCATCTTGCGTATCAGTTTCTCGACCTGGCAGGTCCGCGAAAGCTGAATGACCTTTCAGTCCTGTACCGCGATGAAAAACACATCGCCTACACAGGCCAGCGCGGCGTGATGCTCTACTACCACCGGATCGCGATTGAAAAGGTCGGAGGATTCGACCCGATTTACGGGCGCGGGATGTACGAGCATTCAGACCTCGCATTGCGCATTCATAATGCAGGGCTCACCTCATGGGCATATGCAGACGTTATCGGCTCTGAGAAGATGATTTACTCTCTGGATGAGCATGAGTCGGTAGAGCGGTCAGTACCCAAGCCAGAACGCGAGCGTCAGGTAAGCAACAACGTAAAAATTCACAACGAGCGCCGAGACACCGGCTACACAGGATGGGCGCCGTACCGCAGACAGCGTAATGCCGTCATCACGACCTTGCTGACCAGTCATGCTGACCCGCAGCGAGGAGCCAGAATGAAGCCGGAGCAGTCGCTTATCGCCAGGTGGTCAGAATCGATTAAAGGTGCCGATGCAGTCATTCTCGCTGACGAGTTCGAATACTCCCCACCTGGCCAGACAACGGTACGCGTACCTGTCGTAGATATGAATGTTTACTTCCGGCGCTGGCTGCATATCTGGCAGCACCTGCGGGAGCATCCGGAATATCGTTTCGTCTGGTGTACCGATGGAACCGATGTCGAAATGCTTCGCGCGCCATGGGAAGAAATGCAGCCCGGCGTGATTTATGTCGGCTCTGAGCCAAAGACCTATTCCGATGAATGGGCCCTCAAAAATCATCCTGAGCGCGTGTATCAGTCATTCCTGAAGCAGTACGCGAGCGACACCATGCTGAACGCCGGACTGCTTGGCGGGTTACGTGAAGATGTCATGGAGTTTGCTCACCGCATCGTGCGGCTTTACTACCGCATCGAGTCGGAGCGCTTCTGGAAGAAAGAGGGGGCCGCCAGGGCGGTGGGTGACATGATCGCATTCGGCATCGTGGCGAAGTCGTTCGGTGACCGAGTGATTACCGGCCCGAAAGTGCACACGGTGTTTAAGACCAACGGCATCGGCAAGGAAACAGCATGGTGGCAGCACAAGTGACATTCGCGGTGGTTGGTCATCACCGACGCGCAGAACAGGCTCACAGGCTTGCTGAGAGCCTTAATGCGCAACTTTTTATCGATGACGCCGACCACGGTGCAAACTGGAATCACCTCAGAGCCGTTAAGTGGGCTGCCAGCCAGTCATCGCGAGTGGTCGTGCTGGAAGATGACGCCCAGCCGGTGGATGGCTTTGCAGGTCTTGCGGCTGAATGGTGCACCATATTCCCTGATGAGCTAATCAGTTTTTACCTCGGCACCGGTCGCCCCCCGCAGTATCAGCAGCAGATTGCTGAACGTCTTATTGCTGCTGACAAGTGCCGCGCTGATTACATCACCCTGAACAGACTGATTCACGGGGTCTGCTATGCGCTGCCAGCCAGCGGAATTAACCGCATCCTGATGAACTGGAACCAGCGTAAACCGGCGGACTATGCGCTCGGAGACGCATGGGGAAGGGATGTTATTTACCCTTGTTACTCCCTCGTCGACCATGCCGACGAGATGCCAGTTGAAAAGGCTTTTGATGGCCTGCCGAGAACCGAGAGAAGAAAAGCGTGGAGGCTTTACCGGTGAATACCCCGCTTAAAGAGATTGGCGAGTGCCTCATTAGCGTTGACGGTGAGGATTATTTCTTCCGGCCTTCATTTGTGAACATGTCACGCATTGGGGAGCCAGGGGAAATCGTGCAGGTGTTTTACGACCTGCACAACGATGAAGTAACCAGCCTTGTGAGTCGAGCCGTTGAGGCTTACGGATACGTTCCGCAATGGCTGATAAGCCACATTAAAAGCACCAGTTACGGTCGCAAAGCGTTTCTCGCTTCAGTGGTTGTTCTGAATGCCTGTTGTGAAAAAGACGCTGGCCCATTGACCGGCGTATTCCATCCCTCGAAAGGCAACGGACGCACATTCAAAATTCGCAAAGGTGCGCTACCTGAATCTGACATGCTTCTGATTGCGCAGTCACTGATGACTCATGGTGTTATCGGGAAGGCTAAGGTTCGCAGGCTCCAAAGGCATGAAAACGGGGAGACCAGCACTGAGTTCCGCGCCGTCGATTACATCGTGGCCGCGCAGGCACATTTCGGCATGACCGAGCAGGAGGCTGGCAATCTGACAATGACCAAGTTTCAGATGCTACTGGCAACCAAATACCCTGAGCAGAAAGGTTTTACTCGCGAAGAGTATGATCAAGTAGCAGATGATTATCTTGCCAGGAAGGCCAGGCGTTTGTCGCAAGCGGCGTAGCCAACTCAGGCTGGTTTTTGCTACCAATAATGGCGGGTAAGTCATGCGGTCTTATGGTGTTAAGATGTTTCTGATTGCAATCAATGGAAACATAAAAAATGAAAAAGGCATTGGCTTTAGCCGCAGTAGTAATGTTGTTAGCAGGGTGTAGCTCACGCGTGGCCGATTTGACCGTGGCGAGTACCAAAAACTACAACCTCAATTCAAACAATTTCGTTAAAGGTGCTCGCGTTCAGGGAGAAGACTCGGCTCCCGTGGTAATTTTCCCTCTCGGCATTCCCAATGTGAAGACTGCTATCGACAGAGCTATTGAGAAGAATCGTTGCTCAGTTGCGCTTTCTGATGTCGTTGTGACTCAGTTCAACCACTCTTTCCTGTTCGGCAAGTTTGGCTTCATTGTTGAAGGAACTGAGGTGATTGACCGTCGCCAGCCCGGTTGCGAGAACGCGAACTAAAACAGAGCCACCTACGGGTGGCTTTTTTGTATCAGTTGGTATGCAATCCCCCGCAAGTTTCCCTCCCGTTGGTTGATAAGTGATCTTTTGCTGTTATGATCTCGAGTAAAAATAGTGAGACCTTGAAAGTTATCATGAGCAAAAAAGGGATATTAATTGGCATTGCGATGATATCTGCATGTTTGGTTGGTTCAGTCTTTCTAGTTTCCTCTGAGGACGCGCAGGGTGCCGCAATGGTTAGCGCTTGCGATGCCCTGACCAAAAGTCAAATGAAGTCACCATCAACATATAAAATGTTGGACTCTTTATTTGAAATAAAGAAAGTTGATAAAGAGCATATCTCTGCCAAATTAAAGCAGATAGATAACGACGCCATAAGCCAAGGTGTTACCAAAGGCTATTTTAGCCTGAGTGAAGGAAAGGCTTTTGTTGATTTTGAAGCACAAAACTCCTTTGGAGTGCCATTAAAAGACACCACGCAGTGTAACTTCAACATCTATGCTGACTCTTGGGCATCTCTTGAATCGGCAACGGTGGGTGATAGGGATGTGAGCATGGCTGATATAATTATCACATCATCTGAACACAAGGTTGATTCAGGATTTTCATCAAAGCTTAAATATCTTAAATTAAAGATTCTTCAAAAAATCTGATTTATACACAGCCAAAACCCGCCAATGTGCGGGTTTTTTGTTTTCTGGAGACCACCGATGGCCGGAGATAAGCAGTTAGGTAACATCGTCTACCAAGTGGAAATGGATGTTGCTAAGCTCATTGCAGCGCAGCAAAAGGTTAATCAGCGTCTTGACCAGATGGATGGTAGTTTTAATAAGTCATCTCAATCCGCTGGTCGTTTCGAGGGCGCATTAAACAAGGTTGGGCTTGCTATTGCTGGCGCTTTCACAATAGAAACGGCCAGGCGGTTAATCGAAATTGGCGATCAGATGAATACCCTGCAAGCCAGGGTTGCGCGCCTGAGTCCAAGCGTTGATGCTGCCAAAGAGTCAATGAAGGCATTGTCAGCTATTGCCTCTCAAACCGGGAATAGCCTTTCAGATACTGAGCGACTTTGGGAGACTCTCACCTCAGCCCTGAAAGAAACAGGCGCAACAAATTCACAGATTCTTTCCCTGACTGACACACTTCAAAAAATAGGCACTATCGGCGGGTCGTCTGCTGAGGAAATGTCTAATGCCCTGCGACAGTTCGGGCAGTCAATTGCAGGCGGTGTTGTTCGTGCTGAGGAGTTCAACTCCATTCTTGAGCAAATGCCGGAACTGGCAAGGCAGATAGCGGCCGGGTTAGGCATTTCGATTGGTCAGTTAAGACAGCGAATGCTTGAAGGCAAGCTAACTGCTCAGGACGCGCTAAACGCTATCCAGAAACAGTCGGAGAGTGTTAACGCTGAATTCGACAAAATGCCAGTTAGCATCGACAGAGCTAAAAACAGTCTCGATGTTGCCTTTAAAAACGCAATAAGCGATCTGAACCAGGCAATAGGTCTGACATCCACACTTGCCGGATTAATGCAAAGCGTTGCTGATAACCTTAATTATTACAATAACAACGCAGGCGATGCCGGAAGGATGCCAAAACTTATTAAGTTGCAGCAAGAGCTTAATAAGGAAGTTCAGGAAGGGCAGCGCTGGTATGAAAGCGATGCTGTTTTTCAGCAAAGAAGAGGACAAGCTGCTTTTGAGCTTAAGCGCACAGAGCAGGAAATAGCCAGCATTCGCGCCAAGGCTGCAAATGAAGCCAAAAACAATCAAGGTTTCAAAAGCCCTTCAACCAACGGTGATGATGCTGCTACCCAAAAGCTTGTCAAAAACTCGGAACGCAGATTAGCACTAGCCAAGCTTGAAGGTGAGGCTCGCGCACGGCTGCAGGCTCAATATGATGCTGCCGATGCCGGGATTACTGACCTGAAACGCGTGAAGGCACTACAGGACGAGTATGCCGAGACATACCGCGTAACTGAAGCAAGAAAGGAAAGCAACAAGGAAGGCAAGCAGTCTGCCAGCCAGGCGGAGGCGATAGCGCAGAAACTGGAGGCGCTGAAACAACAATCAGAACTTGCTGCTGATTCAACAGGAGAGTTAAGCAGAGAGCAGGCGATGCTAAATGCTGAGCTTTCTCTTGGAAAAGGTGCTACCCAGGCTCAAATCCAACAGGCAAGACAGTATGCTGCGACTAAATGGGATACAGCCAATGCCATTAAGGCACAGGCTGCCGCTGAGAAGCTACTCCCGGAAGCGCGAGAGAACGCCAGCTATAAGCAAGACGTGCAAGACCTGAATACTGCATTGTCTGCGAAAAAAATAAGCCAGGAACAATATAACCAAACTTCAGAGAGACTTGAGGCTGAGCACCAAGCTAACCTGGCAAAAATACGCGCTCAGCAAGTAGTTACGCCGCAACAGGAAGCTGCAGGCAGTGTTGATCCAGTTCAGCAGTTAGTGAATGAAAACACCAGAAAGCTTGCTCTCATTCAGCAATTCGAGCAGCAAGGCGTTATCTCACATCAGAACGCCCTTGCTTTACAGGCAGCTGCTGATCGTAAGTATGAACAGGAACGCATTGCTGCTCAGTGGGAAATATGGCGAAACCAGAGCGCAGGAAACGAAGCACTTGCTGCGTCATTCGATGCACTTGCTGGTAACGCTTCAAACGCACTAACAGGAATAATCACAGGAAGCATGAGTGCTGAAGGCGCTGCCAGGTCGCTGGCAAGCACGGTGCTCAATAGCCTGGTTAACTCCTTCGTCCAGATGGGTGTTGAATGGGCTAAGAACGCCATCATTGGAGCCACTACTCAGCAGGCCGCCATAGCGGCAACTACAGCCACCCAGGTTAGCGCTCTTGCCACCACAACGGCGGCAAGCACCGCATCAGCAGCTGCCACGACAGCGGCATGGACACCTGCAGCTATCGTCGCATCTATCGGGTCATTCGGTGGTGCCGCTGCGGTTGGGCTTGGCGCTGTCGTAGCAGCACTCGCTCTTTCTGGAAAGCGCAAAAACGGGGGCCCGGTATCAGCGGGTGGGATGTATCAGGTAGGCGAGGGCGGGATGCCGGAGATTTACCAGGCCAGTACCGGGAAGCAGTACATGATCCCCGGTGACAATGGCCGGGTGATAAGCAACAAGGAGATGACGGCGGGGGCAAGTGGCGGGGTGGTAATCAACATCCAGAACTACACATCGTCCTCTGTAGATGCTAAGGCCGGAGCTGATGGCAATGGCGGTGTGACCGTGGATGTAATCGTCGCCGACCTGAACAATGGCGGTCCAATCAGCAACGCCATAACCAGCAACATGAACGTTAAACGCACGCCAAGAGGACAAGGCTGATGGCTATTATCGACTATCCCGAATGGCTGCCGTTGGCGCAGAAAGCCAGCAAAAATATGACCTTCGACACCGGGTTTCAGACTGACCAGCCAGCAGTCGGCCCGGCTATTTTCCAGAACCTTACTGACGACCTGAAAACCACATGGTCGCTGACGTGGATGTTCACGCTGGACCAAGAGCGCGCTTTTCAGCAGTGGTTGCGCAGCCCGAATTACCTTAACCGTGGTGTTAACTGGTTTCGGATGCCAATCAATATTGGCGGCAGTGGCCTGCAGGTTCAGGAGCTTCATTTCACGCAGATGCCAGTGCAAACGAGCATCGGCGGCGGCGTGGTGACCTGGACGGGGACCGTTATCGCGAACCACCTCTATAACCCTGACGACGAGTTTGACGACATCATTGTTGAGCTGCCGCCGCCGTGGAATAGCTGGCTGGATATTGTTGTGACCGGTTATCCGGATAATCGTGATCCGGAATCTCTGCCGAGGGTGCCGTAATGCCGTCCTTTCGTGAATACAAACAACAGCGACCGACGCGTGGGTTATTCGACACCATTACTTTCTATCACCCGTCATTCGGATACGTTCGCCTGGTAGATAAGCAGTTCTTCGACAAAACGCTTGGCGGCCAAGTGTACAAGCCTGCGCGTTTCGAAATTGAAGAGAGCCAACAGAGCGGCACGCCTGTGATTGACGCCACTGTGAAACTTGGACGCCTTTCATCGGACATCAAAGCGCTGATGAAGAAGTGGAAGGGTGCATCGCGTCTGACGGCAATCACGGCCACGCGGCAGATATTTGATAGTGGAGACGTGTCTGCGCCGATTAAATCTTGGCAGTTATACGTCAAAACGGTAGATATCGACGCTGAATCTGCTTCCTTAACGCTCTCAGTAACCAACCCTCTAAACAACAACATAGGCCGACTTTATGATCCGCAAGAATACACAGGTCTTCAGTACCTCTGAGTTCGTCAGGCGGGTCATTGGCGTGCCGTGGGCAAACCGTGCCTGTTCGTTCGAGAAAGTAGACTGTTGGGGGCTGGTTGTTCTCTATTACCGCCACGTGCTCGGTATTGAGCTACACCAGACACCGGACTACGAAGCCGGGGAGGACTTCTTCACCTGCTATCAGGGAGACGTCGTCTTCTGGCGTCAGGTCGATAATCCGGTAGATGGCGGGATATTCGTGGGATACCGAGGCGCGCAACCGGCGCATGTCGGCTTAGTGCTGAACAGGCAGGCGCTTCACTCGCGCGGCGAGAACGGGAGCGTGCGCATGGACTCGTTACTGGTCATTCAGCGTGCATTCACTAAAGTGGAATTCTTCGAATATGGCTCTGATTGAATTAAGTCGTTTCCCGGGAACGCCAAAAGAACGCTACAGGGTGCCAAACGGCACCCTTTTTTATGACTGGCTGGCGGCCAATGATGCCACCTTTCACCGCGATCTACTTATCTTCCGCAATGGCGTGAAGCTGGGTGACGACGATGAGCTGGCGTTTGAGCTGAGCGAGCTGGACAAAATCCAGATTTTCGACCAGCCAAAAGGAATTGTGGAAGACATCCTCAGCCCTATATTTAAAGTGGTGGGCCAGGTATTTTCGTTCCTGGCGCCGAAGCCGGCAATCGCGAACAACGGCGGTAATACCGTCGACTCCCCGAACAATAGCCTGACCGGTCAGACTAACACCGCGCGCGTCTATAAAGCCAAGCCGGATATTTATGGTCAGGTGAGGTCATTCCCTGACCTTATTCAGGAATCTGTTTTCGAATATGTGCGTCAGAATGATAAAGATGGCGGACTGAAGTACGTGACAGAATGGATGTGCATCGGAATCGGTAAGTACGATTATGAGTCTGTGCGCTACTCTGAATCGAGTCTGGGCTCGCTGGCCGGTGCCGAGTTTCAATTCTATCAGCCTGGAGAGGTCATTCCGCAGATTGTTGAAGGGTATGGCTTTGATGACGTAGATGGACAGGAGGTTCCCGGGCAGAACGAAGCGGGAGATTTCCCGATAGAAACGGCGACGGCAAATACCGTCGTCAGCGGGACATATTCCGGCGGGCAGATAGCCATGAAAATCGTGAAGCAATCCGACTTCGATTATTTCATGGGGTTGGTGCTGCCGCATGCCGTAACATTCACCATTAACGTTACGTACAGCACGGCTTCTGGCAGTGTCACTACTGACGCTACTTTCTCTGGCACCCTTATCTCTGCGGTGGAAACTAACAACGGAGCGGTTACTAATCCTGTTCGCTGGTACACTTTCACGATGAGCGACCTGCAGGGACCTCAGGACATCCCGGCAAATGCCACCATCAACACTACGAAATTCATTCTCAACGACAACGAAGCGCTTGTTGTGGGGCCATTCTTCTCGCCAGTTGAATCTTCTCAGCTCTGGCTACACACGCAGTCGAGCCTGGGCGGTAAGAAGCAGACAAACTGGAAAGTTGTTATCTGGAAAATCGACGACGATTACAACCAGATCCCCGGCACTACGCAGACATTTACTTATTACCAGGGAACGCCGCACGACCATACGAGTGAAGTGTTTTATCGCACAGATAAGATAACCCCGTCAGGTGGCTTCGGTAAGTATGCGATCAGCTTCCAGCGCACTGATAACTCCAGCGATGCCTCGGTGCTGAAAGTTGAAGAGATTCACTCGATCAACATCAGGACCAACGTCGTTCATCCGACTGACACGCTGGTACGTGTAAAAGTTCGGGCGACAGAAAACGCGCTGGGAAGTCGCGAACGCAAATATAACGCTCTGGTAACGCGCCATACCATCAACTACAACCTGAACACACAAAAGGTGGATTACACGCTGCGGCCGTCGCGCTCCTTCGCTGATGCCGTGGCGCACACCTGGCTGGTTATGGGGGGGCAGCCGGTGAGCAGCATTGACCTGTACGGTCTGTACTCTATTGCTGAGAGCCTGCCAGATGAGCGCCTGGGCTACTTCGACTACACCTTTGACGACGAAAACGACTCGCTCGGCGACCGCGTGCAGGCCATCTGTAATGCGGCATCGGTGGTAGCGTACTGGGATGACGGCGTGCTGACGTTCACCAGGGACCAGAAAGTCGATTATCCGGCGGCAGTATTCAACCGCGCGAACATGAAGACGGACGAGTACAAAATGACGTACGAAGCCACGCTACCGGGCGGTTATGACGGTGTGCAGGTTTCCTATGTCCACCCGACCACGAACAACAAGACGTACATCAATTACCGTGTGCTCAACGGCGCTATCGTCGAGCAGGAAGCAGAGAACCCCAACAAACTGGAGATTGTCGGATTCCGCAACGAGTATCAGGCGCGTGAGAGGGCGATGAGGGAAGTTAAGCGGCTGATTTACTCGCGTGTGAAGATGAACGCAAAAGTTTTCGAAGATGGCATTATCCAGGTGGGTAGCGTCATTCAGATGCCGGACATCTACGACAGCAACCAGCAGCAGGGGTATATCACCGGGCGCGCCGGGAACAACTTCGATACCAGCGAGCCAATTACATTTACCGGCTCGATGTATGTGCTGGTCACAGACAGCATGGGAAATCCGACGTTACGCTACCCAGCTTCGCCTCGAACGGACACCAAATACGGATTCACCGCGGCAATACCAAACATTCAGCTCAATATCTGGAATGGAGACACTGTGCAGCTTCCGTCGCGCTACCTAATTGCGACAGTAGAAGAACTGGACAGCCAGCTGTGGACGGTAAACAGCATCAAGCCAAATACCGATAACACCGTCTCACTGACAGTCTCAGAATACAGCGACTCTATCTACTCATAAGACCCATTCAACCATCACAACCCGGCCAACGCGCCGGGTTTTTTTATGGAAAAAATATGGCTACGCAACCTACTAATAATCCAGTACCGAGCGAGTCCCCGCGCGATCTTAAATTTAACGCAGGGAAAATCGACGAATTCGTCACCTCACTGGTTAATACTTATGTTGACCGTTTCGGTAACGAGCATTACACCATTGAGGGGCTGCGCTGGCTGGCGCAGCAGGCTATCGCGCAATACGGATGGATTCCTGTCGGCACATTCCAGGCCGGTACAACATTAACGCTGCCCAATCAGGTTCTGAAAGACATGACGGACGGTGAATATTACCGCTGGGATGGTGCGCTGCCCAAGGTTGTTCCTGCCGGATCTACGCCAGCATCCACAGGCGGAACGGGTGTAGGGGCATGGATAAGCGTTGGAGATTCAGCGTTAAGGTCAGCGCTGGCGAGTAGTGACGGATTCTCCTTAATTGGTGAGTTAATCTCTGTTGCTGATTTTTCAAAAATAACTCCAACTGACAAAAAGAAAGTGCGTCTTCGCGGCTGGTACGCCATCTCAACAGTAGGTGCCGGGGATTTCTATTATGATTCCGCATCTCCAAAATCGTTACACGATGGCGCGATTTATATTTCTCCAACGGTACCATACGCGAATGCTATTGATTTTATAAATGGCGCAGGCGAATCAGACCCTTCAGGCACTGGATGCTGGGTGCGTTCAAATGTAACTGAAATACAGTTTTCCTGGTGGGCTCCTGACTTTCTCCCGCATCATTCAGCTGCTTTACAAAAGGCACTGGATAAAGCCAAGCTGCTACGGTTGGACTTATATTTGCCGCCAGGTGAATTTACTTTAAAAAGCATTGTTACCTACGATTATTCATCTGGTGTTGGCGTAGACAGCATTAGAGGTGGCAATATTATAGGGGCAGGCAGCAAGAGAACTATTTTAATTCAAGATGTAAGGTCTGGTGGATTTCCATCAAACTCTACTGCCTTCCAGATAACAGGAAGTATTGATACATCATCATTCCAAATTGATAAATTCAAGATTCAGGGAATTAGCCTAAGAGGAAATGGCGTAAAAGACGACTCAACAAATAACACAGGTACGTTTTTTCTTCTGCAGAGAATGATGGGATTTGTTATTGAGGATATATTTACAAATAATCTCTTCAGAAGTGTCGTCTTGGAAGATTCTTTGTATGGCAGCATCAGGGATAGTAGGATTACAAGCTCTCAAGAGGGAATGATACTAAGAAAGCAGAATACACAGACGGGTGTCAACGTGGTGATGCTTGAGCGTGTTGATTTCATTGACTGCTGGCATAAATGCATTGAAACTATAGAGTCACACCAAGTAATTCTTGATACCTGTGCCTTTGAGGCTAATGGCAATAGAGACCAGCTTGGAGTGGCATGCATTGTTTACAGGCGGGGAGGGGCAGCAGGAGCTGTAGGGCTTGATATAAGGAACTGTTATTTCGAAAATAACAACATGCGTGATATCGCCTATTCATATGATATAAACAAGCAAAGCCAGATTAGCATTAAAAATTGCAACTTCTCGAAAACTGGATCATCTGTATACGCAGGGAGAATAACTATTACTGGTAATTCAACGCTGACAGGAGCATCCTATTGTAAAATTATAATGACAGACTCACAATTCCTGGTTGGGGGTGATTATATTGATGATCCAGTAAATAGGCCTGACATTGCATTTATAAATTTCCCATTCTCATCGATAGGGCCTAACAAGATTAAGTTTATAAATGAAAACAATGTTATAACTGCCGGCGTGGTGGTCACGGATGCAGTAAATCACATAAAATCAAGAGGTGACATATATACGGCTAGGGTTGGATCAGACGGAGTTCTTTCAGCTTCCGGAAGTGCCAATGTCATATCCGTAACTAAAACAGGCACTGGTTTATATACCATAATCTCAAATGCAGATGCAGACAAAGCTGTTTTACTTTGCAGTTTGCATGGTGGTAATTCCGGAGGGGTTCAGGCGGTAGCAACAGGCAATACAACATCCGTTACAACAAAGAACTCCACAGGCGTTAATACTGATCTACCATTTACGATAAAGGCATTTCTTATTTGAGGATAGCCCCTTTCGTAGGGGCTAATCTGCTTCTTGTAATCTAACGGCAGTCATGCCGTGGTTAATGAATCTTCTTTCAATTAAAAACCATGAGAGTGAAGCCAGTATAATTATTATTGAAACTGAAATAAAAAGTGAGGCAATGAAGTTTGTCTTTGTGTTGTTTATAACCACTTGCTGTATCGGATAGGCATAAATATACATACCATATGAAATATCAAACCTTCCATTTATGATTTTATCAGAGAACATGGTGCAAAGTGGAACAACAAAGAAAGGCACTGAAATATAAAACATTAAATCATACTCATTTTTATCGCTTATGAAAATGGCACAAAGTAATGCTATTGAAATTAATGTGAGCTTAGACCAAATATTATTCCAGTACATTCTTGTGAAGAATAAAAGAGAGCCACAAAAAAACGTTACTGTCAAAAGTGACAATCGATTGAAGTCTACATCATAACTAAATCGTACACCATTTCTAACTGCAAGCTGTGTAAACACTGCAATTAAAATCACTATTAGACATGATGCTGTAACCATTCTCTTTCTGAAAAAAACAGCCGAAACCAATATATATGCGAAAAACTCAAATCCTAAAGTCCACAGGCTCCCATTCAGCATCCCTCTGTGTATATAGTTTTTTGCAAACCCGTTAATATTATCAGGATGCCACCCAAGTGTTATGTAGTCAAGAAATGCAAGTTTCGCACCGTTAGAGATTATGTAATCAATAGCTGGTCCGCTTCCAAAAATAGGGCATAAAAAATATATCATGATAAATGAGCATGCAATTAACGCAGGGAATACTCTTTTTATTCTCTTTTTATAATATGATATTACTGAATCGGATTTTAAGTAACTTGCAGCTATCAAATATCCTGATATTGAAAAGAAAACAAGCACCGAGAAAGTTCCTAACTTTGTTATCCCAAGCACGCGAGGCTCAGCCATTCCATTGAATGCAAAATGATGGCTAAATATAACTAAAGTTGCTGCAATATGCCTGGCAATGTCAAAACAATTATTTCTGCTCATTACATAATCTTCTGTTATATAAGTATATATCCACAAGCCACTGATGGCCTAAATGACTGTAGGAATGGTTCAATAACAAACTATGATAACACCGATCTTTATAATGATCGACACAGATGATAGGCGTATCAGTATTGATATACATCAAAAATAGCCAGTGAGTTTAATGTTAAAAGGTACCACACCAACAGAGGCGTACTTCGTGAAGAGCTTGAGCATATCTAAGTCCGTTAGATTTGAAGGGGTAGAGTCTAGCATCGGACGGGTCATCGATCGACGGGTAGTGGGGCATGCATGGGGCAAAAAATTAGCGCAAAACAACTCAAAACCCCGGAAGGTGTCGATTCGCCTTGCGCTAATTAAGTAAGATATCTATCTGGAGAAAATGGCGTCTATTTCACTTTCTCGTCAAGCCAGTCTGCCCACCACTGCATCATCTCTCTGCGGGTATCGAGATATGCGGCATGGTTATACACCGAGCGAGTTCCGCCGCTGACATGCGCCAGCTGCATTTCTATGGCGTCATGATTCCAGTGTTTCTCGTTGAGAACCGTGCTGAATTGATGCCTGAATCCATGGCCACTGGTCTGCCCTTCATATCCGATGTTTCGTATGACGCCTAGCACCGCATTTTCGCTGATGGGCTTTTTCCTGTCGCTTCGTCCCGGAAAGCAAAGCTCATACTGGCCGGTTATTTTTTGCAGAAACTGAAAAAGTTCGATAACCTGCTCAGACATTGGAACGACGTGCAGCTTCCGACCCTTCATCACTTCTGGGTCTACGCTAATTAACCTGTTTTCAAAGTCAATTCCCGCCCATACCAGCGAACGAAGCTCTACTGTGCGCATGGCTGTATAGTGAAGAATCTGTGCCGCTATCTTTGAAACTACCCACCCGCCGTAACTATTCAGGGCTCTCTGGAATTCGTGTATGCGGTGCATAGGAAGGAAAGGGTAATTCTTCTTCCTGTAGCCACGCATAGCGCCAGCCAGGTCTCTTGATGGGTTGAACTTTGCTCTGCCAGTAATTATTGCGTAACTGAAAACCTCCCCGCATCGCCGCCTGGCTTTATCGGCGCGCTCCATTGCTCCCCTATCTTCAAATAGCCTTATAACCTTCAGCAGAACCATGGGCTCAACTTCTTCCATGCGCAGGTGGCCTATGATGGGAAGAATGTCGTCTTTGAACATGCTCATCATCTCGTCAGCATATCCCTTGGACCACACTTTGGATTTGTGCGCGTGCCACTCACGGAAGATATCGCCGAACGAATCAGTTGCGGCTTCCTTTTCTTTCTTCTTTATCGCCTGCTTCTGCTCTGCCGGGTCTACACCTGCAAGAAGCTTCATTTTCGCGTCAGACTGCTTCGCCCTGGCTTCGGTCAGCGATATTTCAGGGTAAGGTCCAATGACCAGCGTCTTCTCTTTGCCTTCAAACCGGTAACGCATTCGCCACACCTTTTTTCCCGATGGCGGGACGAACAGGAATAGCCCCCCGGCATCGGCGAGGCGATATGATTTTTCCGCAGGTTTGGCTGCATCGATTTGCTTTACCGTAAGCAT